AAATTGCCAAATATCTATACAGCATTTTATTATTTTAAAAAGACACCAAAGACTGAAGCAGTGTTTAAATTGTTAAAAAGTATTACACTTAATTGGAAGACCTATTATAACATATACCTAAAGAGCATGTTTCAGTCAGGACAGAGTTTTGATTTGAACATGGCTCTTGCAATATACATACTAGGTTTAGAAAACGAAACGTCAGATAAAACATTAGTTCCTACGTTTATACATTTAAAACCAAAAATGCAAAATTGGGATAAACCTTCAGACAGTGCTGTTGATAGAATACCAGTATATCAATTTGATGATAAACTTATGCTTGACAGTTATATGTTAAATGACATATTGCACTACGTTGAAGATAAGTTTGTCACTTCTGAAGTCAAGGAGTTTTTTAATGTTAGCTGATAGACTTAAAGAAGTTTTAGAAAATCAAAGAAAACTTGCAACGCAAAAGTTTTATGTTTCTTTTGATGAAACAGGGAGAATAACAAGTGTATTTGCAAGCTCAGATGAACCACCGGAAAATTCTGTTGAAATAGATACTACTTTAGCAGAAGGATTTTTAAGTGGCACAGTGATGAAAACAAAATACACTGTTGCAAAAATTGGTGATAGTCATCAACTTCAAAAAGTAGAACAGCAGTTTAATCTAACGTCTGGTTCTTCTTTTTATAAAGCACCTGTTGCTAAACAATTAGTTACTCTATTGATTAACAAAAATAAAAATATGCTAACTGTGTTAAACGGAGACAACCTTGATGGCTCAGCAGTTTTTTATATTTGTGAAAAAAATTGCTTCCATAAACTTAAACAATCTTTAGTATATGATCCTGTAACAAATGTTTATGCATTAAATGCAACTGAAAATATTGACATTTACATTCCTGCACACATAAGAAATGTAGGAGTTCAATATGAGTGATTTTAAATTAAGACTAACTGACTTTGATTTTTATTTTTTAGATCAAGGAAGTCCTAATGCAGAAGAAAATTTTTATGATCTAAAAAATAAAATACCTTGGGCTCAGAGGACTTCTAAACTTCCTAAAAAAGATTATTTTGTAATAACGGACGACTCAAAACTAAACGATAAGTTTTTAAATCAACCTTTAATTTTTGAAGAAGCAGTAAGAAATGCTACAATTAACTGGCACAACAAAAGTATAGTAAATCATTTGACATACGAAACATCTGGTGTGCAGTGGAAAGGCGGAACAGATTTTAGTTTTACTATTGATCATCCAGGTGCAGAAGTATATCATGCAGATACGCCTGAACAAGCATACGAAAGTGCCTATAAAGAAATTAAAAATATTCTTGATGGAAAATCATTAGCAAATATTACAGAAGCCGAACGCAAAAGAATTTTGATATGGAACTATCTAGGTCTTGATACAGAGAACGGTGATGCTTGTATAAGAGGTGCTCGTGCTGCTTGTAAAGAAATGCTGAGTTTAACTGAGTGGGCATCTTTGCCTATTGGTTCTCCTTTAACTACATTGCAGTGTCATTTTTATAAAATGGTATACAAAAGCCCTCATAGAATCAGCGGCAACATAAAAGAAAACGAAGTTAGTCGTTATGACATTGTGTTTATAAGTTATAATGAGCCTAATGCAGAAGAAAACTGGCAATCATTAAAAGCACGTTTTCCAAGAGCTCAAAGAGTACACGGAGTAAAAGGTATACATCAAGCACACAAAAAGGCCGCAGAACTGTGTACTAGTCCAATGTTTTGGGTGGTAGACGGTGATGCAAAGATTGAAGAAGAGTTTAGGTTTACATATAAAGTACCAGATGTTGAATTAGATTTTGTACATGTATGGAGAAGTCGTAATCCTGTTAACGATTTAATATATGGATATGGCGGAATTAAATTATTGCCTAGAGAACTTACATTGAATATGAATATAGATACTGCGGATATGACAACAAGTATTAGCAGCAAGTTTAAACCTATGCCTATTGTATCTAATGTTACAGCGTTTAATACTGATCCTTTTAACACTTGGAAAAGTGCATTTAGAGAATGTGTAAAACTAGCGTCACGCTCTATTGACAGACAGCATGATGAAGAAACCGAATACAGACTAACACAGTGGCAGTTTGAAGGAAATAAAAGACGTTATGGAGAATACGCACAAATGGGTGCAAAACAAGGTCAAGAATACGGTGAAGCTAATGCTGATAAACCTGAAGCACTTAAAAAGATAAACGATTTTGATTGGCTTAAAGAGAGGTTTGAAAATGAAAATACGTGATATTGATATTATCTATTTGTCATATGACGAACCTAATGCAGATGAAAACTATGCCGATCTGCTTAAAAAAGCACCTTGGGCTAAACGTGTACACGGCGTAGAAGGATCAGATGCCGCACACAAAGCCTGTGCAGAACTTGCAGAAACAGAACGATTTATTACTGTTGACGGTGACAATAAAATTTATGCTGACTTCTTAGAACAAGAAATAGATTTTAAACAACATCCTTATATGAAAAATGCTGTACTAAGTTGGTGCGGATATAATGTAATCAACGGACTTATGTACGGCAATGGCGGTTTAAAATGTTGGCCAAAAGATGTTGTACTAAACATGAAAACACATGAAGCAAGTGAATCAAACGATATTGCTGCTCAAGTAGAATTTTGCTGGAACTTGGATTATATACAAATGAATAGTTGTTATTCAAAGGTATATAATAACGCTACACCTGCACAAGCATGGAGAGCAGGCTTCCGTGAAGGTGTTAAAATGTGTTTGGACAGAGGTCGAAAGTTTAACAGTATAACATTCAAAGATGAAGTCTACTGGCAGAATCTGCATAGACTAATGATATGGCAAATGGTAGGTGCAGATGTTGAACATGGTATGTGGGCAATATATGGAGCACGATTAGGTTGTGTAATGACTAATCTTGAAAATTGGGATTATGTACAAGTTAGAGATTTTAAGTACCTAAATAGTCTATGGGAAGAAATAACTCAAGATGTAGATGATACTAATATATTGTGGAAAGTAAGAAAGTTAGGATTTAGACTACAGCAAGAATTAGGATTGCCTGTTGACTTGCCGTTTACTAGAATTCAAAGCGAAATGTTCAAAGACAGTTATACAAATACAGATCGCACAGGTCAAGGATTTATTGATGTTGAATAAACTAGTAAAAAAATTTGCTAGACAGCTAAAGATTGTAAAAGATCCTATTGACCGTATGACTGAAGTAAAAGAAATTACGGATAAAGTTTCTCCTACATTTTGTTTGGCAAAATGGCATCACACTACAATATATTTACAAACAGGTGAAACGCATAGTTGTTATCATCCTGCACCGCATATTATTCCCTTACACGAACTTGAAAACAATCCTAGTGCCCTACACAATACAGTAGAAAAGAAATTACAGCGACGAGAAATGATGGCAGGACTAAAACCTAAAGGGTGTCAGTACTGCTGGAATATAGAGTGCATGGGCAAAGACTATGTAAGTGACAGGCATGAAAGAAATGCTGGAATCTATACAAAAGAACGATTAGCAGAAATTGTAGACAATGATTGGGACTTTAATATTAATCCAGAGTATATTGAAGTTTCATTTGGTAATGAGTGTAATTTAAAATGTGGATACTGTCATCCTAAAGCAAGTAGTAGTTACTTTAAAGAAATAGAAGAATATGGCCCTTATGATATGGTTAAAAACCATTCATTTGATACCCGCCGTATGCGTATATACAAAAAGGAAGAAGAAAACCCTTATGTACAAGCATGGTGGGACTGGTGGCCCCAGGTAAGTAAAACGCTGAACATATTACGCATTACAGGAGGTGAGCCACTTTTGCAACAGAGTACTTGGCGTTTGCTTGAGGACCTATCCGAGAATCCTCGTCCTAATCTTGAAATCAATATTAACAGTAATCTTGCTGTTAAAAATATACTTGTAAAACGTCTTGCAGAAAGGGTTAACAAGTTAATTGAAGAAAAGAAAATTAAACGGTTTAAATTGTTTACTAGTATGGACACTTGGGGAACACCTGCAGAATATATTAGAACTAACTTAGACTTGTCTGTTTGGGAAAAGAACTTTGATACATGGATGACACAAACAGATCAACCTATTACATTTATGGTTACATTTAATGTGTTGTGTGTAACTACATTTAACAAACTGCTTGAAAAGTTTTTAGAGTGGAGACAGAAATATCAAACTGGTACAAGACGCATACGTTTTGATACACCTTATCTAAAAGAACCTTTGCAGTACGATATGAATATACTTCCTAAAAGTTTTATGAGTTATATGGAAAGTCATTTAGAATTTATCAAAAGCAATCTAGATGACTATGACGTAAACAAATTTACAAAACTTGAATATGAAAAGTTTCGTCGTGTTGTAGATTACATGCGTACTACAAACTATGACGAAGAAACCTTAGATATAGGACGAAAAGATTTTGTTGCTTGGTTTAAAGAACATGATAGACGTCGAGGAACAAATTTTGCTAAAACGTTTCCTGAATTACATGGTATTTTTTGATGGATACGTTGGGTCGTTGATTAACTGATTACCTAAGTAATTTTGAGCAGATTCGATAAGTCTTAAAAATTCACTAATTGTGTAATCATTATAATCAGCAAATTTATAATTGTAGTCTAATAAATCTTCATTTTTTAATGACCAATCAATTTGTTGTGAACGTGTCATTTTAGAAAGCATAGTACACACACGAACTATTTCTTTTTCTAATTTATTCCAGCGTTTAACAATGTCTGGTTCAAAGTCAAACTCGTAGTCAAACCAATCAGTGTATAATTTATAACCTAGTCTTTGAAGATTATAGTTTTGTCCTGTTTGTCCCCATATAAGCACAGGTGTTTTACATACGATAGGTTTAAAAGTTTTTTCGCTATAGAATAAACTAGTTTCTCCCCAATCACTTTGCATAGTTTCAGAAGTGAGATTAAACAATACTTGATTTTGTAAACCTACTCCTAAATCGTCAGCCCAGTTAGTTTCAAAGTCGGTTGTATCTGCAATAAGAGGAGTAACCCTTGTTAGAGTTTGTTCCATTTCTTTAGTAAAAAATTTGTTGGCTTTATATTCTTTTGGGTTTAATCGGTCATGACTAAGCAAACCATACTGTGCTACACCTGCTTCGTGCAGCCTCCAAGTACAATAACTACGCCAAAATCTATTACGTCTAGTTAAGTTAAGATAAAACTTTCCTTGATAGTTTTGTTCTAAACTTTGTCTACGGCTAAATCTTCTTTTGCCTTCTGTCATCATAACTTTTTGAAAAGTATCCCAATGCATAATTTCAATAATGTTGATAGGATAGTAATCACCGTGTGTGATATGGAAATTTTTAAAATTTGCTTTTTCTCTAAGATTTCCGCTTAAGAAAAATATAGCAGATGGATCTATGTTATTTTTTATTGCACTATTATATAATGCTATAGCAACGCTTTGATGTTCTGGTGCCCAACCTTCGTGTGTACCATCTAATATAAAGATACATTTTCTTTGTCGTAACATATCAAGATAAAATGGTTTTATTGAGCTAAACACATCTGTATCTGTATCAAAAGGAGCATCATAGGAATAGTGTGCAAACAGGACAGTTATACTATTATAAGATCCTTTTTTAAGTAGAGGTATATGTTTTTTATAGTGATAAAAGCAGCCAATCTCACTTGGGCACTCTCTAAAATATTTGGTGTTGATAAGCCAGTCTGTTAGGTGTTGCATTGAAAATCCATTAAATACTCAGTTAACTAAGATATTTATGAAGGTACAATATGAGAATAGCATTTATTGGTTTAGGAAAACTAGGACTACCCTGTGCAGAAGAAATAGCCAAGAGCGGTCACATAGTTTCAGGATATGATATTGTTGAATGCAATACAAATAACGTCAAACAGTTGCCAACAATACAAGAAACTGTAGAAGGTCAAGAGATTGTATTTGTTGCTGTACCAACGCCACACGACCCTGCATATGACGGTAGAGCTCCTACAGCACACCTAGAGCCAAAAGATTTCAGTTACGATATTGTTAAAGACGTTTTAACAGAATGTAACAAGCACATGAACAAAGACCAACTGCTTGTTTTAATCAGTACAGTGTTACCTGGAACAACTCGTAGAGAATTTATTAATTTAGTACCTAATACACGATTTGTGTATAATCCGTATTTGATTGCTATGGGCACAGTTGCATGGGACATGGTAAATCCTGAAATGGTAATGATTGGAACAGATGATGGCAGTGAAACAGGTGACGCAAAACAGTTGGTAGACTTCTACAAAACTGTAATGCAAAATGATCCACGTTACGTTATTGGTACTTGGGACGAATGTGAAGCAATCAAAGTTTTTTATAATACATTTATTAGTACAAAGATTGGACTAGTAAACATGATACAAGATGTTGCACAAAAGCAAGGCAACATCAATGTTGATGTAGTTACCAAAGCACTAGCAGAAAGTTCGCAACGTATCATGGGTCCTAGTTATATGAAGGCAGGCATGGGCGACGGTGGTGCTTGTCATCCTAGAGATAATATTGCACTACGTTACATGGCAAAAAATCTACATTTAGGATACGACATTTTTGATAGTATTATGAACGCTAGAGAAATACAAGCACGTAACATGGCTATTGAAATACTCAAATATGGAAACAAAGTACAGTTTAGTAGTGACAGTTATAAACCAGGTGTAGAATATATAGACGGCAGTTATAGTTTACTAGTACAGCATTATGTTAAAGAATTAGGTGGCTGGATAGTAGATAAAGATCCTAGCGTATTTGTAAGAGTACATGATACAGATGCAGTACCTGAAAATGTTACTGTTTTTGACCCTTGGCGTAATTATGAGGGCCAAAATCCTGTAGTACACTATGGAAATACTAGACACAGCAAGTGAAATATGTTATAATTAATGATGATTGATGAGAATACTTTTACTGAAATACCATTTGAAAAGATTGTTAAGTTTGGGCAACGTACCTTATTGGAACAGAACCTATTTACTGTCAGTTGGATTCTTGGTCGCTTTTGCAATTATAATTGTAGCTATTGCTGGCCCTACGCAAGATCAGACAAACCGGACCATTATGATTTATCCGTTTACAAACAGACAATTGATAATATAAAATATCAAGCACAGTTAAATGGCTTTAAGAATTTTCATTTTAGTTTCAGTGGAGGCGAACCCACTGCTTATAAATACTTTGGGGAACTTATAGAGTACTACTGTAGTGATACAGCACCCGAGTATCAAAGTATACATATGACCACAAATTTATCACCCGGAAGCAAATGGTGGAATAGGTGGTTAGATGCAACAAGTACTTTGCAACGTAGAAGTATAACAGCAAGTTTTCACGATGAATTTGCTAACGAGCAAGAGTTTGGAGACAAATGCTTGCAACTAATGAAAGGAGGAACCTTTGTTACGATTAATCAAGTTATGGTTCCTGAAAGGTTTGAAGAGCTTTACGAACGCCTACAACGATTTGCCGCCAGAGGCATTAGCGTCACTCTCAAACCTCAGTCCAACAATACTGCCACCGACGTGGTACATGGATATACAAAAGAACAAATTGCAATCATGCAAGCCGGATTCCCACAAAAGTGGCAAGGCGAAAAAATCTCGCAAATTGCACTCTACGACGATAAAGGAATAGAGTACGATTTAGATCAAGCAGAACGTTTTAATGCGTTTGGCTTTAATAAGTTTGAAGGCTGGACTTGTAATGCAGGGTACCAGGGGATAGTTATTAGAGAAAATGAAGTAAAACGTTCCTATTCCTGTCATGAAGAACCTTTAGGAACAATAACCGATGGGTTCACTATACATGACGCTCCTAGAAAATGCATTACACGTTCTTGTGTAAGTTCAGCAGATTCTAAACTTCCAAAAGTAAGAGAGATATAAAAATGTTAAAACTAGTTAATGATGATTGGACATTAGGTTATGTAAAAGACGATCCAGTTCGTCCCCATTTGCCTATGCATTGGAGAATAGTAGACGGTAGAGAAGTTTACACGTTAGAAGATGACGAAGTAGGTGTTGCCAGGGCTGTTGTTTGTGTAGCATATACCAAAGGTGTTGCTATTACAGAAGAAGAACTAAACAACACAAACGATCCTGATACAGCAATGTTTTATACTGTATGGAGTTACGACAAAGGTGCTGGTAGAGAAATTATCTTCAGTACAGCAGATGTTATTAAACGTGACAAGCCATACATCAAACGTTTTTGTACACTAAGTCCATTAACTGAAATGGCAGAAAAGTTTCATTTGCGAAATGGTGCAAAGTTATTACGTAAAGGGGACACTTGTCAAAACTTTGAGTACATAGTATGAAAATTGAACTTGAAGATGTAATGTTCTGGATGGACGCTGTTCGCAACAGTGAAGACAGATATCGTACACTTGAAAGTTTTTGGAAAGGTCAAATAAGAAGTAAAATATGGTTAACTGAAGCAGTCCAAGCATTAAACTTATACGGTGACAAACGCATTGTAATTCACGGTGGTTGGAATGGCGTGTTAGCAAGTATTATGTTTAATAGTAAAATTGGAATCAAACATATTACATCTTTAGATATAGATCCTGTTTGTGAAGAAATAGCAAACACTGTAAACAAGCGTTATGAGATGGAAGGCAAGTTTACAGCAGTTACAGCAGACATGTGTAATTACAAATATGATGCAGATATAGTAATTAATACCAGTTGCGAACATATTACACAAGAACAATACGAACAATGGTTAGATAATGTTCCTAAAGGAGCAACAGTAGTTTTACAAAGTAATGATTATTTTAATCATGAAGAACATATTCGTTGTGCAATAGACTTAGATGATTTTACTCAAATGTCTAAAATAAAAGCTCTTTGGCGAGGCACATTAGATACGCCAAAGTATAATCGGTTTATGATAATAGGAAAGAAAGACGTTGTTTAAGTTTGAAAGCCTAAAAAGTATACATTTAGAAATTACCAATCGGTGTCAAGCAAGTTGCCCAATGTGTAGTAGAAATGTGCATGGCGGCTTAGAAAATCCTCTTATCAAAAATCAAGACTGGACAACACAAGACTTTAAAGATGTTTTAAACGAAGAAGTTTTACAACAAGTAGACGGATTTTATTTTTGTGGTAACTTTGGTGATCCTATTATTAATAATGACCTAATAGAAATGTGTCGTTACAGCAAACAGACTAATCCTAATTTATATATTCGTATACATACCAACGGTGGTGCTAGGTCTCCTGAATGGTGGGAAGAATTACGTTTTGCATTACCTCCTGCACATAATGTTATATTTGCTATTGATGGTTTAGAAGATACACATAGTTTATATCGTATTGGTACAAAATATGAAACAGTAATAAGAAATGCCAAAGCATTTATAAACGCAGGCGGCACTGCTGAATGGGCTTTTATAAAATTTAAACACAACGAACATCAATTAGAAGAAGCAGAACGTAGAGCAAAAGAATTAGGCTTTGCTAGATTTACATACAAAGACAGTGCAAGATTTGTTGCTACTGAAAAGTTTGAAGTACTTGATAGGTATGGTGATGTATCTTATTATTTAGAACCACCAACTGGAAGTAAAATTAACCTAATTACACAAGACGTTATTGACAATTACCAAGATATTGTTGATGCTAGTGAGATTGATTGTTATGTTGTACAAACAAAAGAAGTTTATATAGACGCATATAAAAAAGTTATGCCTTGTTGCTTTTTGTCAAGTATACCTTACAATTATACAAGACAAGACGATAATGTAAAGTATATTAGACAAAAAATGCACTCTCAATATCAAGACCTTATTAATGACTTAGGTAACACTAATGCATTAGAACGATCTGTTAAAGACATAATCAACTCAACACCTTGGCAGACTGTATGGAACAAATATTGGGGCGAGAAAAAACTAATTACTTGTGCAAGGACATGCGGAGTTAATAAACTCAGCAAACCTAAAGATCAGTTTATAGAAAAGGTAGAACTATGATACATTTTGATCCTAAATGGAAAAACATTGGTATAAGCGTAAGTGGCGGTGCTGACAGTGCATTACTAGCATACTTGGTTTGTTCTCAAGTTGAAGATGCTACTGTACATATACTAAGCCATGTGCGTATGTGGAAAACAAGACCATGGCAGCGTTATGATAGTATTAGAGTTTTTACTTGGCTTGTAAATAGATTTCCTAACATAAGATTTTTACGTCACGAAAACTTTATTCCGCCTGATTTAGAATACGGTAGCAAAGGTGCTAACATTGAAGATGAATATGGACAACTTCGTAGTGGAGATCAAATTGCTGTAAGAGCTCATGCTGAATGGATTGCAGCAACAGAAAACTTAGATGTATGGTATGCTGCAAAAAGCAAAAACCCTAGCGATCCTACAATTACAAAAGGTATGCCCGACCGCAATATTATAGTTGAAGATCCTAATGAACTTGTTAAAGAACACAATGGTGTAACTGTGTGTCATCCGTTTTTATATACAGAAAAAGATTGGATTGTAAAACAATATATTGATAACGATATTATGGATTTGTTTAACATAACACGCAGTTGTGAAGGCGATTTTGAAAACTTAAATTATACAAACTATATAGTTGGTGAACCTGTACCAGAGTGCGGAGAATGTTTTTGGTGCCAAGAACGCAACTGGGCCAAGGAAAAGAATAATGTCAAATAAGTATTGGTATCACCCAGAAGATACACAACTAGGAAAGTATCAGCGTATCATAGAACAGCAGTCAGGTACGCCTACTTTCTGTGTACTTCCGTGGATACACTTTGCTACACGACCTAATGGTGACATGCGACTTTGCTGTAGTGCAAATGCAAGCGGTGCTGGAGAAGATCATGAAGTAGGACTTGTTAAAATGGAACACGGCAAGCCTGCAAACTTTGGTCGAGAAACACCTATGGAAGCATGGAACAATGACTACATGAAAAGTGTACGTACGACTATGCTTAAAGGTGAGATACCTGCTAGTTGCCGCAAGTGCTTTGAAGAAGAGTCTAAAGGTGTAGCAAGTAAACGTGTATGGGAAAGCGGTACATGGTACGAAGATGGTGTAGACATACCTGAACTAGTTCGCCAGACACAAGAAGACGGAACCGTTCCTGAAAACTTAAAATACTTAGACTTGCGACTAGGACATACTTGCAATATTAAGTGTGTAATGTGTAGCCCTCATGATAGTTCAAAATGGGTAAGCGACTGGCAAAAATTATTTCCACAACTTGACAATGAATCTGTTAAGCAGCAGATGCAGTGGGACAAAAAAGAGTTTAATAACTTCTGGCATGAAAAGGATACGTTTTGGGAAGAAATGTATGCTCAGATTCCTAATCTAAGACAAGTATACTTTGCTGGCGGCGAACCTCTAATGATCAAAGAACACAAGCAGTTCATTGAAGAAATAGTACGTCAAGGATATCAAGACAAAATACTGTTACGCTACAATTCAAATGGATTGTTGGTTGATGACGATTTGATTGAACTGTGGAGTAAGTTTAGAAAAGTTAAGTTTGCAGTAAGTATGGATGCATGTCATGAACGTGATGAGTACATACGTTTCCCTACAGACTTTGAAACAGTAGAACGTACATTGCATTTATTAGACAATACTCCTGATAATATACAAACTAGCCTTGCAACAGCAATACAAATATTCAATGTAAAACACTTGCCAGACTTTATGAAGTGGAAACTAGACAGCGGCTTTAAGAAACTAAATGTAGGCACTGTTCCGGGTGGTACACAAATGGGCGGTGGTTTAGTCAACATGCATTTATTATACATTCCTACGTTTTTAAGCATACAGATTCTACCACTAGAAGATAAGCAAGAAGTGCGTGAGCGTTTTATGGACTTTAAAGATTGGCTGTGGAACAACTACAGACAAGATGATGATTTTTGGAAGCACAATCCATATGGATGGAAACGCTGGGAGGCAGTTCTTAATCACATGGATGCACAAGACAACAGTCACTTATTACCTGGCTTCAAAGAGTACACAAACAAACTAGATGCTATTAGAGGTTTGTGTGCAGCAAAAATTTTTCCGGAGTTAGCACACTTGTTATGATTGTAAAACTACAAAATAATCAAGCACAAGATACACTTCGCATAGAATACATGCTGGGCAATCTCTGCAATCATAAATGCTACTACTGTTTTCCGGGCAGTAACGAAGGCGATCAACCTTGGCCTGATATTGACATAGTCAAACAGAATCTAGGACACCTATTAGAACATTATCGCAACAATGGCAAACCCAAAAGCGAAATATTCTTTGTTGGCGGTGAACCTACACTGTGGAAAGGCTTGCCTGAACTGTGTACATACTTGAAAGAAAAGTTTGATACACGAATCGAAATAAGTTCAAACGGTAGTAAAAGCATAAGTTGGTGGAAACGTGAAGCACATAACTTTGATATAGTTGGCATAAGTGTACACAATGAATTTGCAAAATTAGATCATATTAGTGAAGTGTGTGATATTTTATATGAGAACAATGTTATGGTAAACGCAGATGTTCTTATGGATCCTTTAGAGTTCGACAAGTGCAAAGAAAACATTGAATATCTAAAAGATAATTCTAAATATGAATGGACTATAATTGCTAAACTTGTACATTTTTCTGGTGAACATAGATATACAGATCTACAACTTGACTATTTTCAAGATCCAATAAAGCGTTATCCTAACAAAGAATGGTACGAAAAGAATGTTAGAAAACCGGAGACACTTATTGCAGTATACAAGCAAGGATTTAGACCGTTCATAGTAAAAGATGATAATTGGGTAATAAGAAATAAACTAAATCATTTTAAAGATTGGACCTGTAACATTGGTGTTGATTTTATAAAAATTTTTAGTAGCGGACAAATCAGTGGTAACTGTCAGCAAATATTATACGGTGACAAAATTCACCATAACTTATACAGTAAAGATTTTATACAAAAATACAATCCTAAGATAGTGCCTGTAAAATGTACACAGGATATTTGTGGTTGTAGTGAAGAAGCATCATGTACAAAAAGAATTTTTTAGACACACTAGAACCTAATTACTTTCACATAGAATGGGAAAGCACTCTAAAGTGTAATCTTGACTGTAGTTATTGTGGCGATGGGCATAACAATAAAATACCTCACCCATCTCTTGAAGACAGTTTGCACACTCTTGATTTTATTGTAGACTATGTTAGTGTACAATTTAAAACTCGTCCTAAAGCATTACAACAAGCAAGTTTAAATATTTTAGGTGGTGAAAGTTTATTTCATCCTAATATATTAGAAATACTTGATTACGTAGATCAAAAAAAGAAACAAGTTGACTGGCAATTTTATATTGGAACTATTACAAATGCAGTAGTTGGAAAACGTTTGTGGAAAAGTATAGTTGAAATGTTAGACTATTTTACAGTTAGTTTTCATGCAGAAGCATTACCAAAACAACGCAAACAAGTAAAAGACAATTTATTATATCTTAAAAAACAAAATAAGAACTTTCATGTTAGCATAATGATGCATCCTAAACAATGGGACGTTTGTATTAACATGATAGAGTTTTGTAAAAATCATGACATGCGATACGAAACTCGTCAAATCGATCACGATTGGTTTGATTGGCGATTTAATTATACACCAGAACAAGCAGAATTTATAACAGGAAAACGTCCTGCTAGTTTATTGCAAACTGCAACAGCAATAGTAACACAAGGTGTAAATCTAAGTGCAGAAGGTAGAGCCTGCTGCGGTGGACAAACGCTATGTACAAATTCAGGTTGTACTAAATTTGTAGATAATAGATTCAAAGGTTGGAATTGCAGTGTAGATAAATTCTTTTTGTACATTAGACAAACTACTGGAGAGATATTTACTAATAAAGACTGTAGAATGAACTTTGATGGAAAAGTTGGTCCTATAGGAAATCTTAAAAATACACAAGCATTATTAGACAGAGTAGAACAAGGCACTGACACTATTGTTTGTAAAAAGTCTAGATGTTGGTGCGGCATTTGTGCTCCTAAAGCACTAGACAAAAAAGACTATGAGAGTATAATGACAAGATATGTTTAATTGGTATGTAAAAAATAAACTAGGCGAAAGTCTATGTTTAGCAAAGTGGACTAACAGCACAATGCATTTGGGCATAGGAAAGAATCACAGTTGTCATCATCCTAATCCACATGTTGTTCCTGTTGAAGAAGTGCAAGCAGATCCTAGTGCATTGCACAATAGCTCATACAAACGTAGTGTCAGAAATCAAATGCTCAACGGAGAACGTCCTAGTGAGTGTGATTACTGTTGGCGTATAGAAGAAACAGAAAAATATAGTGATCGTGTTCTTATGAGCAAGAAGCGTGACAGTTGGCCACATCGCAAAGATATCATTGCCACTGACAGATACGATCCTACTATGCTAGAAGTTAGTTTCTCAAACGTGTGCAACTTTAAATGTGCATACTGTGGACCACAGTTTAGCAGTTTGTGGACTAGCGAAATATCTAACCTTGGTGCGTATCCTACTTCCGACAGTTACAACCAAATACACGAAAAACAAATACTAGACAGAGAACACAATCCTTACATTGAAGCGTTCTGGGAATATTTGCCTACTATGTATGACAAATTACATACACTTCGTATTACTGGTGGTGAACCTATGCTTAGTAGACACACTGAAAAACTGTTAGAATATATTACGCAACATCCTAACAAAAAACTTACAGTTGTAATCAACAGCAACCTAGGTGCTCCAAAACACATCATTGCTAACTTTATTGAACTGCTTGAAAAAGTGCAGAAAAATGTAAAGCGTATAGAAATAGCAACCAGTGGAGAAAGTTATGGCGGACAAGCAGAATATGTTCGTGACGGATTAAACTATCGAGAATGGTTATTGAACTGTTATTATGTACTAGCAGCATTGCCTAAACTAAGACTTAACTTGATGTGTGCATACAACGTTTTAAGTATAACAAGTTTTGCTAGATTTCTAGATGATGTAGTTGCCCTTAAAAAAGAATATAAACGTGTTACGCTCAGTGTTAGTTATGTAAGGCATCCTAGTTTCCTACATGTATCACTAGCACCTAAAGTATGGAGACCTATACTAGAAGCAAGTTGCGAAAAAATTAAAAAGCATTTTAATAGCGAAACAGTCAAACGTTTTAAGTTTGTACTAGCAGAGTTTGATAAGCAACCTACAGAAACACAGTTGCAAGATTTCAAACTGTTTATTTCAGAGTATGATAAACGTAGAGAGAAAAAGTTTTTAGATGTTTTTGGCGAGTATGGCTGTATAGTCGGATAGTTCTTTAGCCTTAGGCACACACATTCCACAACCACATCTTTCATTAGGGCAAACAATAGTTCGTTCTTTGTTTGCGTTTGCATAAGCAAGTATACTATCAGTGTCTTTAAGGGTGCCTACAGGGCCTCTTAGACCGTCGTGTAGTGCTTGACAGGTCTGATGGTGATACACATTGCCCGTGTGTTGATCAATGTGTAAGAAGTACTTATTGACGCTGCAAAACCATCCTTTAAAATGTGTATCGACTAGCTCAACTGCTTGCCACTCACCGTTTACTTTGCCCTGTAAACAGCGACCGCCACAGCATTTACGTCCTAATTCTGTTCCTGCTTTAATTCCTTCGCTAGGTTTTGAAGAATTGGTATAATTGTAAAACCATTCCTGTTGTTCGTCTGTATAATCGTGTGTTGTTCTACGCAAATTACCATCTGTATCAACAAACCAACCTTTGCGTTCAACATTGCCGTCACCAATAGGACGAGGATTGTGTTTGATACCTAATATTTTTAACTTTTCACACATTTTAACACCATCAGTCCAGTTGTCTGTGTGCAGCATTACATTAACTTGTAACCAAATACCAGCTCTGTGCAATAGTTTAATGTTATCGATTGTTTGTTTTCTTAGTCTAGCGTGACCTTCAGTATGGTAACTTACAGTTACACCGTCAAATAACTTAGCAATACGATCTGTATTACTTGGATGCCAAGCACCATTAGTAGTTAAACTAAGTCTAAAACGTGTTTCTGTATTTTTAATATGTTCTGCTAGTTGCCAAAACGCAGGATTAATTGTAGGCTCACCGCCTGTAAAGTTTATGTTAACTAAATCTGAATATATGCTGGTATACTCTTTTATAAATTCAAAAGTTTTTAACAATTCTTCGTAACTATGCGGAGGACTTACATTGTCGTGGCGACTTGCTTCGCAGTATGAACAGTCAAAGTTACATCTACGTCCAGTATCCCAAGTAACCATTAAGCGTTCTGGTCCTGTTAAGTTTATAGCACTAGTTTGTATCATTCGCAACCTTTGTTAACGGAATGTCAGCAGCACAAGTACACCATTTGCGTGTACAAATAACTGCTTCTTCAGGCGGTTCAAATGATCCATCGTATATATTTCCCAAACTTCCGCCTACTCTGCAAGTAGCTCGATGCACATCACCATCCCAATTAATCATTAAACTCTCTAATCCTGCATTACAAGTCCAACCTTCAAACTGATTACGTTGTTCTTTAATAATATCATTAGCGTGTGCAAGTTCTTCATCGTCAATAACGCAGTTTTCTTTGGCAGTAGACTTTTGATCTAGTATCCAACGCAGATCTTTTTCTTTATATTTCATGTCATCAAACCAATCGTGCTTTTCTGTCCAGCGTATACGTCTAACAACATAAGGAATATTGTGGCCGTCAAACATCATTGCACACTGTTTTACTCTGTCCATGTGTTCGTGATGTGCCATTAGATTAACTTGATAAGGAATATTCTTTTCAATTTCGTTTAGTTGTGACCAATGAAGTATATTGTCAGCACATCGACGCCAATTTTTATCATCTTCTACATGCAAACTAAACACATAATGACTTACAGGAAGTCTATTATATAGTTCTGGCGGCAGTGTTGCATTGGTTGTTATGTTAACCCAGTCTAATCGTTGGCTAGCGTGTTCAACAATTTCTTCTATATCAGGATGCACACAAGGCTCACCACCTGTTAAACTTAGTCTAATAGGTTTACCTATTTCATAGAGTGCGTCTATTACATCTAGCATAACTTTAACATTGGTATGTGGACTAAAGTTGTCATGTATTTCCGCAGGACAATAGGTACAATCTAAATTACAGCGTTTACCAATGTTCCATTCAACATGAATACTGTCTTGATGATCCCATCTGCTAGTTATTGAATACATTCTACGCCCTTAACTTTATTAAATGATTTTAAGTATTCTATATCTATACCATTTACAGCTAAGTCTGCAACAGGAATCATACCTAAATTTATATTCTTAAATGTAAAAGATTGTAATTTAAGCCAAAGTTTTATATATGCTTTTCTTATAGCATACAACCAATAAGGAATAGTAGGACCAAACTTAACCATAAAATCTGCACTATAATATTCTTGTGGTCTAACACCTTGTGCTATGCTGTCTTTGTCTTTAAAAACATCTAATACAGTTTTACCTACTTGACAGTAGTTAATATAAACAGTACCATGTGTCCATCTAAATGTAAAGTGCTTCATATCTTCTTCTGTTAGATTTATTATAGGTCTGTCTTTGAATGTAACAACTACAGTAGGATGATTTTTTGTTCTAAGTTCTGCTTCTAGTTTGTGTATTAGTACATTAAATCGTTCAACTGCTTCTTGTGCTTCACTAGGTGCAGTATTAAACCACTCTGTTCCTTTATCTACTTCGCCGCGTAGGTCTTCAAAGAACTTGTGTAAGTAGTTTAAATCTCCTTGCATATCAGTGCTTGCACTACTAATATATCGATCAATACAAACTCCATGTTGATTTATTTTAGTAATACACTCATTAAGTTCTGGAATAAGATTTTGTGTACCCCAATTAGTAAATCTATCTGTTTCGTAAAGCTCGTAATTTTTCAACAGTTCCTCAAACCATTTTTTAGCAATGCTAGTATTTCTTACAGTGAAAGGTATACTAACATTTTCCTTGTCATTTGTCAATACCAAATTAAACATATGGAGCAAACTCCGGATTAGTAGCAAGAAAATCCTGTCCACGAGTTGCGTCTAAACGTTTATTAAATTCAATACAGTCAGCCCAGTGTGTGTCGTGCATATCTTTTGCTTCTAAGAAGTTTATGTTGTCTTGTATTTGTTGTAGAGTAACTTGTTTTACAATATCGTGTTCTTTTACAAGTTTGTATTCAAGCACCTTATGCTTCATTTGCTCAAGGCGATTAACTATACCTGTCTTTAATAACTTTGGTAGTACTTGTGCAGAAAGTGCCATTGGATAGTTTACACGATGCGAGTAAAATATAATGCCCATTTCTTCTAAAAAGTATTCTATTACTTTGTCAATCTGCATAATGTTATTTGCTTGTACAGTAAACGCACCAACTACACGACTTACATTAGGAAATGATTTAAAAACTTTTACGTTTTCTTCTATTTCGCTAAACTTGCCATTGCCTCTAATATATTCGTAGACATCGTGTATGCCGTCTATGCTTACATTTACAGCAATGCTTTTAAACTTAGGCCAATAGTCGTGTATAGTACGTCCGCCTTTAATGCCTAGTGTAGTTCCGTTTGTAGCATACTTTAATTCTATTTGATGACCATACTCTGCAAGTTTGTCTAGTATCTTGTAATGATATGGATCCATTAGAGGTTCGCCACCGGCAAACTCTACTCTACGGAAGTACGGTAATAGTTTTTCAAAACTTGTCCACCAATTGTCACTATTGTCAAACGGACCAATATATTGACCTGGAACATCAACTAATTTTTGAACAGTAGGTACAAGATAGTTTTCTTCCTTTTCATAAAATTCTGTAACTTGATCCCAATCTTTCCAACTTGTGCTGTCCAAAGGATTGCACATACGACACTTCAAATTACATAAATTATTGAGTTTGATTTCCATTGTAGGAAGCTCAAATGGCATGCTATAATCTTCGTTTAAAGCGTCTAGTGCATCAGGGTATAAGTTGACCCTTGCTTCTGGTATAACACCCGCTGTATGACGCTGTCGTAAGCTCTGTACACCCTGATCTTCAAGGTCAAAGCACGGTTTGCATACATCTGGACGCTCGTTATTGAGAACTTGTTTTCGAACAAGTTTCATTGCATCCGAATTCCATGCTTCTTCTAAACTTTGATTTTGGATCCATGCAATTGGCTGACTGCGACAGCACACTTTAATTGCACCATCTTCTCTAGTTGCCAATCCAGTAAATGGATGCATACAAAATGTACAACTATTTGATTTCATATCAATATTTACCGTAATTAAACTAGCAGTTTATTAGAAGCGATAAGTACTACTATGTTAACAAAAACAGGTATATTAGTAGATACAGATAAAATTATTGACTGTTTGCCAACAATGGACGTAGGCAAGCACGAGTTATCAACGCCAACTGGAGACTTCTTTTACGATCCTTGGCAACTAAAACCAGAATATGTTGGAACAGAACTAGAAGTATTGTTTAACAGATTAGAACGTCCGGGGCAAGTTAGAGTAAATGTACTAAAAGAAGGACATTGTTATCAACAGCATTCTGATATAGATGATAGATATCATTTGTCATTAGATGGTGTAGAGTGTTACCTAATAGATCTTAGCAACGGACAAATGTTTCCAACAACCAAAGACCATCACGTATATGAAATGGATGCTGGCCGTTTACACAGTGCAGCAAACTTTGGTTATTATCCAAGATGCCAACTTGTAATACGCAAATTATTACAGCGTAATAAATTATCCAATCCTGTTAGTGTTGCATTAAAAGCAACACCTGTACCTAGATTGCGTTACAACTTTGATCAAACATTTAGTGTATGGCTCAACAAGTCAAACAAATTAGGAACTATCAGCAACTTTAATAAACGCAGTGAAACACATATAAGTTTTGATATAGAGTCTGCTAATCTTAATGAAGTAGAACAACTTGTTGATCAAAGTGGATTACCTATTGAGATTATTTTATGAAAACTTTAGAAAAATATCATAACGGAGTGCTTGGTCCTGTAAGTGCTTTGTATGAAGCACGATACAATGACTATTGTATGTTTATACAGTTTAAAGATAAATTTTGGTTTGACAGAGAAATGCAATATTACAATGAACTCAAAGGCAAACCTTACTGTTATAAAATGTTAGAAGTTGACAAGTCGCAGTTACTAATATCTTATGGTTATCAAAAAAATCTAAATCATTTGATTTATGAAAATGCTTCAATAGAATTTGACTACAAACAAGAAGTTAGAAAAATATTAGACGATTTAGAACAACAAGGTATAAAAAAGATTAATGTATATCCACACACATTTTTTGTAGAAGACGGCCAATTAAAAATATCAGACTTATACGGATGCACTACAAAGTTTACACTAATACCGCAAGAAATGTTAGGTAACATAATAAATGATGAACAAAGATTTAAATTTATAGACGGATATCTTGATTGTGAAGCATCGTATGATTATACAATTAAAAACAGTACAAACTATTGGCCGGAGGAGATTTAATGGCAGAGTTTATTGGAATATGTGACACAATAGACTGGCAAGGATTGCTAGAAAAATTAATGCAAGAAGAAGCAGGCTATGTAGGACCTAGACACGATGTAGGCATGGATGTGCCTGGCATTGAAGAAGTGGGCGGTCCTTTACGTGCAGCAGGATACAAAATGGACCACGAAGGTGGCAATATGCGTTGGGATATGCTGTTACCAGGCGAACAGTTTGACCAATCTATTGCAGATAAGTTCTGTGAGTTTGTAGGCATGGACAGTTATATTAATTGTTGGATTAGTCGTGTAAAGCCAGGCGATGTTGCACCTTGGCATTGGGACGTTACAGATGATGAAAAAACACTTGAAGCAGGTAAACCCCTGCAACGTTATCATTGTCATGTGAGCGGACCTGAAGATGGTCATACACTTATTGTAGGCGATACTTGTTTGTACAAACAACCACAAGGTGCAGTATGGAAGTGGCCTGATCGTAAAAGTTGGCATGCTGGTGCAAATGCAGGACTAGTGCCTAAGTATCTGTTTAACATTTGGGGATAATATGAAAGCAATAATAACTGGAGCAAGTTCCGACATAGGAAAACTTATAGTAGATCATTTTGATTTTGATTGGGTTCCTGTTGATAGAACACACGGTATTACTTTGCCAGATGATGCTGACATGATAAAAGAAGCAATAAGACATAGTGATTTATTTTTTAACATTGCACAGTTTGATACAATACAATCTGATTTGTTAGCAATGGTTTGGAATGTTTGGAATATGCAAGAAAACAAAACTCCTAAAAAAATTATTAGTTTTGGTAGTATAGTTACAGAAATGTCCATGCAAACTATTTTAGATCTTAATGACTTTGATTATTTTAATAGAGCTAGAGAAAAGAGTGGATATATTGCAGAAAAACTTTTGTTAAACAAAACACACGATGAGTACAAAAATCTTCATCTTACAGGATATAACAAAGGCTACGCTTTACCTCAAAGCATACTAATTAAACTTGGAAATGTTCTTTACAAAGAACTAAGAAGTCACGAACCATACACAACAGCTGAACAACTACTTAATGCTATTGATTATGTTGTTAACAATGAAACGTATATTAGTGATTTAGAGTTACGCTGGAATTAAACAAACTCAGTAACTTGTAAAACAAATCTTGGTGTAAATCCTATATTAGCAGCACCGTGATTATCTTGTGCAACATCATATACAAAAACATCACCAGCACGATAGTTTGTTATTAGCTCGTCTTTGATAATAAACACATGGCCTGCTTCATAGTCCTGTAATGGCATCCAATAGCGTTTACAATTATTTTTTAGTGTTGGGGGATCTTCGTGCATAGGCATAATATCCCCAGGCATCATTTTTGTAATCCACCAATGAATTTTTCCTGTACACCATGGAGGTGTTATTTGCATAGGAATATCTTGAGATTCAAATATGTGCCAGTAAGTTGCTGTTAAATCATATCCAGCATTTACACCATGATTGTAAGTTTCGTATTCGTCTAAAGAATGTTTGGGTATGTTATTAGGTCTTGGTTGCCCTTTGTTAGACAACAAATAATCTATTAATCCGTTAGGAATAATGTCTATGTAATTTCCAACATAATGCATTAGTAACTCTCTAGATGACTAATACCTAGTACTTTTCTAAACTCAGGAGTAAAAGTACAGTCAACACGTAGTCCGTATTCAACTTCATTTGAATGTTCACCACCATGCCAGTCTTGATCGTTCCAAAACGCAGCATTAGAATTTATGTAGTGTTTGTTTTGTGTTTCTGGATCCCATATATAGAATCCACGTTTTGTACGATAGCGAATGTGTATAAACTCGTTAGTGTGATTGCTGTATCCTTGATCGTTACCGTTCTTGCCATCTAAGTCTCTGTGTTCAAAAGCATGTCCATTATGGTCACAGTGAAAGAATATAACACGACCTATACGATCAATTATATTTTCAGTAACTAAGTTTTCAACCCACTTAACAACACCTGGAAAGTATTGCTGTTCTTCTGTAGGTTTACGTTCTGCATTGCGTTCATCCCAGGAACCTTCTTCCCAAAGGAAGTAATAAATGTAAGGGTCATTTGCACCCATTGCTCCTTTGAGATAGCGTGTAAATGTGTTACGTTGTTTGTAGTCTTTAAAATCTGTAGGAAATATTTCACTTCCTTGTACACGAATAGGATGATCTTCTGGAAGTGCTTGATACTCTGCAAATGCTTGATATATAGGTTTCCAGTTTAAAATGTAGCTCATGTCGTCAAATTTAAAACCCGGCGACATCCATGTTCCTTCTTTTGCATACTCACGTGCAAGTGCAAACCCTTTACATATTTCAGGGTGCAGGTCTCTAAATCCTTTTATATCTAAGTAAGGATCTAAATCTATATAGGGTTTCCCACCAATTCCTCTTATCATGTTAATACTTATCAGGTAAGTATGTATATGAACAACGAGTTTGAATACTATTATAACAATGTACCGGGCAAAGGCTTGTGCAGAAACAACTTAATCTACACAAGTCTTATGAATGATGAACAAACAGTGTTTTGTCAATGGTACCACAATGATAGCGAATACCATAAAGGTAAAAATGAAGTAGTTGATCCTGCAAAGATGGACGAGAAGTGGAGACGCGAAGTTAGCTTCTTAAAACGTATGCAAGAAAACTATCCACAACACGTACCTGAAATACTTGATATAGATTATACTGAAAAGAAAATAATGCTTCGTGTTGAAGGTCCAGATTTTTGGGAACAGGCAGGCTGCTTAGAAGAAAACTACAACAGCGTTCTTCCAGACTGGAAAGAGCAGATGCTTGAAATAACACAGGCACACAAAGACTTAGGCATATACAAATACAGTATGCATCCTAGCAGTTACTTTGTAGTAGACGGCAAGCTCAAAAGTATTAACTATTTCTTTGCTTATGATGAGCGTGAACCAGGCATAACAGTGCGTAGTGTACTAAGCCATATAAGTGAAGATAGACGCAAAGAGCTATTGCCTAAGATGGAATCTATGGGCATAGAACTAGATAAAATTGCTGATTTGCATATGCTACAGCACCTTTGCTTTGCTAGTTTTAGTAATAATTACCCTGCAGACTTTATACAAAAATCCAAAGAAATATACCAAGATATGGTATAAAAGAACCATTAAATCGTAAACCACGCTTTAACCACAAAAAAACCGCATTAAAACCTAAGTTAAATGCGGTTCTTATAAAAACGTATTATTATGCACTGAGCAGTGCTGTGATACCATTCCTAACTTCTCTAAACTTTTTAGACGCTGTAACAATGTATATAGAGTCTGACTCTACATTTTTAACAAATAATGCATGTTCAGTGTCGTTAGAATATACATGAGTTAGTAGTGTTATGCCCTCTGGATTAGGGTTCATAATAGCAACGATTTCGTTGTTTTCGATGTTGTATACGCCTACATTTAAATTCATTTTATTTTACCTCAAAAACATCAGAGTTAAGATCGTCTGTGTATCTATTTACTAATTGTCTATCTGAATACAGTTGGGGATTTAAAATTATGTGATCACCAAATATATCTACACCATGTAAGCTATGGTTTGGCAACCAAAAACACATGTATTTTGCATAATCAGAAGCACCTGTGCCTAGCACATATCTGTTTGTATAAGATAATGGTGACTGCCAATATACTTCCATGTTGTCATTTACATAAAATGATTGATAGTTAAACTTATGATCAGGCCATACTTTCATGCCCATTGGTTGATCTGCTAAAGTATTTAAAAACTTTACAGTGTTTGCAGCATAGGTATTAAATAACGCATCATTATTTTTTGCTTGTGTGCAAATAGCACCCCATACGTTGTAACAACCTGCATAGGGTTTTGCCCATACATCATACATCCATAGTTTGCCGTCAATTTCAACTTCTTCGTGGGTTTCATTTGTTGCAACAGTAATACCGTTTGAACGCATAACAGTTCTAAATTGATTATGCATATCAATTGTAGTATTTAAACCTAAATCGTTTAGGGTGTAATAATGTGTAGGAGTATGGTACTCAACTATTGTACCTTCTTGATTATTTCTATAGTTTCGACGTTCAACATTCCAGTATGTTTCACCTGGAGGGCTGAATGCTACTAGAGTATCGCGATCTACGTTATAATGTGCCGCACGATTCTTTTCTAGTTTATTTGTTATTAAATCATGTAGTTCTGTTGCTTGCATGAATATTTCCCATCCTATATAGTATATTTATCCAGAACTATTTCTTTTTAAACTTACCCTTCATAAACTTACGGGTGTTCTTAATCATGTCTCGTTTTACTCGTTGAGTATGTACTCTAAAGTCTATTGAAGCTATTTGATCTTCGTATTCTTCTAGCATTTCTGCTACAACTTGTTCAGCCGTAGCACCGTCCTCTAAGAGTTCCTTAGAGTCCATTTGTATTTCCCATACTTCTTGATCGGTAAACGTAACACGAATAGACTGGAGGTACTCAGCGGGAATAGCTTTTATGCTAATATCGCCAAATACCTCCGGCCAGCTTGCAATCACGTCGTTAGGTAGTTTTCTTGCCAAGGCTCTTCTTCTTTGTTGGAGAAAGTGTCTCGGCTTCTTCGCGTAATCTTTTAGCTTCTTTGAACAATGCATCCGCTTGCGAACGATATTGTGCAGCCAAATCTTCGTCTGTTAGAACACCGGGATCATCTGCTGACTGGGCAGGCTGAGGAGCCTCAGTTGGTTGTGGCATTTCTGACACACTGCCAAGTTCTTGTACCTCGGCGGTATTGCGTTGCGTAGGTGAAATAGTCAAATCATCAATTGAAACACCTCTCTGTTCGGCAACCATTTTGTTAAGGTCACTTAGTAAGATAGATGATGATGCGTTTGGAATCATTTCAACTTGTGCGGTTGAAACTTTAGTTAAAATTCCTCTTCGATGGAAACTTACTAACATACTATCACTAGTTTCTGGAAGAGATGCTCTATCTAATGCTTCACCTAATTCGTATGCAGTTTGACCTGCATTAGACTCGACGACTTTCATAAGAGCATCGTGATCTGCATCAGTTAGTGACTCTGTAGGAATCACTAGAGCTGAAGTTGCATCACCCGGAATAGTCCGAAATGCAACTGCAACTTTTCTCTTATTAGTAGTCATTCTGCCTACGTGTTTTAAATCAGGCATAACTATTATCCTTTTGGCTGAGCTTCCTGGGCAGCTTTAGCAGCTTCTGCTTGCTTTTGAACTTCTTCTAGGAACCCATTTAGTTTATCATAAAGCGTACCTACAGTAACCATTTCGCCTGGGCGGAATGCACCACGTGCTGATGCAACATCAATTAATGTACGCATAGCGGCAAGATCTTGAATGTTTAGTTCTTTGCCTTGTGGCTCTTGTGCAGGTGCTTCACCTTTAGTAGCGTTCTGCAACTCTTCTGCTTTAGCGGCTGCTTGAGCTACTTGTGCATCATGTGCTTCTGCTACGGTCTTTGTTTCTTCAGTCATATCTTTCTCCTTTGATTGAATTGTACAATTACTTATAACTGTTATTATCTTAGTACTTTAAAAGTGGACAAGCTAATTGGAAATAACTTGCTTCTGATGGGTTTTCAAACCCTATTCTGAGTACTGTACGCTGTTGAGCTTCTATATCTACATGTTTGTTTAGATAGTATCTACCAGATAAGTTATGTGTAATCCACGTATCAATTGCAGATTCCATATTGTATCTTAGTTTTTCTATATCAACAAAATGTAAATGTTCTGCAGGATAATGATATTTCCTGCAATTAAAATAGTCTAAAGGATTAGGCTTTCCTTTAATTATTGGCATTATGCAGCCTCTTCGTAGTGTGCTGTAACACCAAACGGTGCTTGAATGTCCTTTCGACCATTACTGTGAATTACAAATACTGTATCACAGTAATCTTCTTCACCCCAGCTACCCCATGGGTAACCGTCTGTAAACATAATAAACTTCTTAGGAACAATATCATTTTCTTTCATGTATTCCCAATTAGCCATAAACTCTGTGCCGCCACCGCCATAGATTTCATAGTCCATAATATCTTCGCCAGTATCTGAACCAAAATCTTGTTCGTTATAAACAGCAGTGTCAAAACACCACAACTTAATATTGTATTCTTTGTATTCTTCCATAATGCCTTTGATCTCGCCTAGGAAGTCTTTTGCCTGTTCATCACCAATTGAACCGCTCATATCTAGTGCAATACAAATATCAATAGTTTGATCAAAGTTCATACCTGGAAGTACTGCACCGGTGTGCCAACCCTTACGTGAAGGACGACTAAATGTATAATCGTTACGAATAGTACTTTGAATCTGTTGACGTAGTAGTTCACGCCAATTCATCTTAGGCTCAGTAAGCTCTTTGATCATACGCTGAATTTCACCAGGTACATTACCAGCACCTGCACTCTGTGCGGCATTGATCATTGATTCTTTAATTTCGTCACGGATCTTACGAAGTTCTTCTTTAGTGTAAGAAGGACGGCTACCTTTGCCTTCGCCGTCTTGTTCTTCACCACTTTTACCTTCGCCTTTGTCCTTGTCGCCTTCGCCTTCCCAGTCAATGTGTTCGTCTAGTAGTTGGCCTAGTGCTTCGAGTTCTTCGTCATCATACTTTCCGTAGATGTCATCGTAAACAGCTTCTGAACTCCAACCTTCGTATTTGAAGTCTTGGAAAATTGGAAACTGATCTACTTTTTCACCAATGCGTTCACGCACCAAAGTATTGTTTACAATGTAATCTGCGGCAATATTATAAATTTTAGGATCACGATCTTCACGGCGTGTTAAGTGATCATATACGCAGTGTAAAATTTCGTGTGCAATAACAAACTCAATTTGTCGAGTTGTTAGTTGTTCAAAAAACTGTCTGTTCCAATATAAGTTGCGACCATCTGTTGCCGCGGTAGGAAGCCAATCGTTATTCTCAATAATTCTGAGTCGAGTAGCCATGTTACCAAAAAACGGATGACGCATTAGCAAGCCAATACGTGCTACAATAATTTTATCTAGAATTTCATCACCAGTTTGTTGCATAGCCTGTTCCTTCATTTTCTATATATAGTATAACAGTATTTAATAGGATTGTCAAGAGGAATATAAAATTAGGGGATCCATTTCTGAATCCCCTAAAGTGGGCTTTAGCCCTTCTGGGCAGCCGCGATATACTTGCCGTAGTTCTCGTGGAACTCATCAAAGTTATCAAGCTCATCCGGGTCAATTGGCAAACCGTATTGTGTAATAGCAAGTTTGACACCCATTACAATAAGCTCAGTCTCAAAGTTATCCATCGCAAAACGCAGATAGTTATCAACCATTTCGTTGAACTTGTCTGAGTTTTTATCAGATGCTTCTTTGAGTTCGTAGCAGAGTGAGACCGTTAAGGAATACATGGCACTGATTTCTTTGGTCTTAAGCTCTTTAACTTTACCAACAAGAATATCAGTTGGGTTAGGCATGCTTGCGGCAAACTTGCGGTGTGCCATAAACTTTACTGCCAAACCTTCACCTACTGCTCCAGAAACTAGATCGGTAGTTGTGTTTTCGTCATCGTCGTCTTCAAGCAACTCAGAAACAAAAGACCAACTACGTGGTGTTGCGAAAGAACGTGAAGGACTCTTAGGATCAAAGTCATACAAGTCTTTCTTAGAAAAAGTCAAGTAACCTACAACGTCTTTGTGGATTTTGTTTTCAGCGGCCCACTGGAACCAGTCTTCAAAATCAACTGCCATTTCCAAGTGAACAAAACGGTTAGCTAACGGAGCAGGCATACGATAAGTAACACCTTTGTCTGCTTCGCGGTTACCTGCCGCAATAATAAGAACGTTGTCTGGAAGGACATACTGTCCAACTCGACGGTTAAGAATAAGTTGATATGCTGCCGCTTGTACTGCTGGAGCCGCAGAGTTCATTTCGTCTAGGAAAAGAACAATGTGGTCGTATTTTGCAGCCATTTCTGCATCAGGCAATTCCATTGGAGGAGCCCATTTCATGCAGTTGTCATTTGCCGCATAGTACGGGATACCTTTAATGTCTGTAGGTTCCCAAAGTGAAAGTCGAATGTCAATTAGATGACTATTGTTAAAGCCTTCGGTAATCTGCTTTACAATGTCTGATTTACCAATACCTGGAGGACCCCATAAAAAGATTGGACGCTTTTTACTAAAAGCTCGTTGAATGCTTTTCTTAGCATTGTTTGGAGTCACGGTACGAACTGCGATATTTTCCATTTGTATTCCCTCTTGTGTCATTCAGTGCCAGTTATTTCTAACTATGTATATATAATAGCATCGCCCTAGGCAAAGGTCAACCACTTTTTTGCTGAAAATTAAATCTTTTCGCCAATTTCAAATCCGCGGAATGTTTTAAATCGCGGAAAACGTAGACTATATGTGCCGTCTTGATTTTGGGTAACAGCGTCTGCTCTAACCTCTACTAGATTGCTGATAATAGCATCACGATGGTTCCAAAAATCATCGCGGTTAGCATCACTAAACCCACTACCGACATTAACGCGAATATCTTTTCCATCATCGGTCCCGGAGCATACAAACGCTCCCAATCTGCCTTCATTCCTGCCAGTACCTTCTTCAACATCTACTACCTCCAATGTTACTTCAATAAATGGCTTTGCTTTGAGCCAAGCATGAGTTCGTTTGCATTCGTATGGTGCATCAACATCCTTGATCATTACACCTTCGTAACCACCGTCTACAGCCGCTTTATTAAGCTCTACAAAGCGTTTTTGTCCTTCATCAGTGTCTAAGTCTACTGTTTCCCAGTCCAACGCTTGTACGTGCTTTAAGACGTCTTTATGCTCCTCTACCCAATGCTTGGTAATAGCACTTCTAAACGACTGAGGCTTATCCCACTTACCGTTTTTAAAGTTACCTAGCGGAATAGTATCAAAAACGTGTAGTACAGCATCGCCTGCGGCTACGTTATCCTTACGATGTACTTGCTTCATTAGATCCTGGAAGTTTGAACTCATTACCTCACCGTCTAGCACCAGCGGATACGGCACAGGATACTCTTGCACCACAGCACGAATTTCTTCAATGATGTGATCAAAGTTATGAAACTGTTTTCCGTTGCGGCTGTACATTTCAATCTTCTTGCCGTGACGATCGTGAATAACACATAGTACACGAACGCCATCAAGTTTAACTTCGATCTGTTTCTTGCCAGTCATTTTCTTTTCGTGATTGGCTGAGTCATGTGCAAGAGCACAAGTGAATACAGGTACAGTACCAGGCACCACTTTGTTCACGGTCTTTTCACTTACTCCGCAACGTAGGTCCTTGATAAGGATACGACGATACCAATCATTCCACTGTTCTGTAGTAGCAACACTCATTGCTAATTCAATAGCATCACGAGCTGCGTGTCCTGTCAACGCACGAGCATTTAGATCGTGTGCCAAATCAAGAAAGACATCCCATGACAAACCTTGTCCAGTTAATACATCTGAACGCACAGGAACCTGCTTTACACCAAAAGTGTACAGTGGATCTAGTGCCATACGCAATCCTTCAAAGAACTCTGGAAGTCCTTCTTCGTGTGCCGCTCGTAGAATATCTTCTTTATTGATGCGACTGTTGTGGATTTCAAGTTGTCGGATAATGCTGTCTGGTTGCGTTCTCATAATATTCTGGTTCCATGCCTAATGATTTGTGAAAGTCAAATACTTCATACCCTTTTAACATATATATTATAGCATCACGAGGGGGGCAGAGCAAGAGTTTTTCTTCCGTTTTCTTGCCCTGCTCCCATTTTTCAATGCTATAAAGACGATGTTCAATCATCGTACTCTCAATTCCTCAATGTTAATTGGAGTGTAGTTGATTTGCTCAACACACACGCATTTGTGGAACTCAGTTGGCGATGGATTCTGGTGAATGTGTCCGTGTACGTTTACCATACTGCCTTCGCCGAATCTGTGACTTTCCGCCAATGTACTGTTGTGTACAGGAACGTGAGTCAACAACAATCCAAACTCTGGAAACATTCTCCACATGTCGATCTTGCCCCACCAGCCGCCAGCAGCGTGGAACTTGATGTTGTCGTGGTTACCGACGATCAAACGCTTCTGTCCGTTCAAGCGAGGCATGTTAGTGTCCATCCACTCTTGTTTGCGAGTGCCAAACAACACATCGCCCAAGTGGTACACTTTGTCACCTGGCTTGACTACACTGTTCCAGTTAGCAATCATAGTCTCGTTCATTTCGTCTACGTCCGCGAAGTTACGAGTAGGTTTGCCAACCTTGTCAGTGAAGTTTAAGATGTTGGCGTGATCAAAGTGTGTGTCACTGATTACCCAAATATCTCTTGCCATAGTGTTACCCTCTTATCTAATATTTGTTAGTTTAATTTCATTTAACTAGTTTGTCAAGTGGTTTATAATAAATTTGGCAACTTTTTTGAATGCATAACTATTCAAATGACAACCGTCTTCTATACTAATGTCGTTTTTTAGCATACGATCATACTTTTTAATGTAGTTTGATGTTGCTTCTAGCCAAACACTTACATCAGCGTGTTTTAAGTTACCCATAAGTTTTAAGTCACCGCTGCCATCATGTACACTGTACTTTTCTGTGTCTATTGTACTATCTAAAAAATTTAGTATACTAGGTATAACTACTTTGATGTTATGTGTTTTGTAGTTGTCTATTCTACTAAGTCCACCTAAACATAATACTTTAGTGTTGTATTGTAATTGAATAGCGTCTAATCTGTCAAGTATTTCTTTTTGTCTTGTAACTAGTATGTTTTCTAAATCTATGTGATGTGGAAGAGAATCTTCGTTTGAATCTCTTCTGTGTCGTAACAAATCACTTTGTATAAAAATAACACAAGGATAATTATGATATTCTAATGCACATTCTATGCTATCTAGTATATCGTAATTATTGTAGCCGCCACATGAAATGTTTTGTACACTAATATGTTCGTCTAGATGTGTAGCAAGTCCTTGATGTTCGTGCGGCACACCCCAGCTATCAGCACACAATAATACCTTACATGTCTTGTCTAGTAAATGTGTATCTCGTGGTAGTTGATGTGTATCTAAACGTTTTTTCATTGTTCTTTGGATTGCCTGTTCATTGCTTTTGTAAGTCCATACTTGCGTATGTCTCCGCTGAAAAGATGCAATTCGACTGCTTTCTTTTCATCAGTAACTACAATGCCATGACGTCCAACCCAATAAGGACAATTAATAAATCTGTCTAAAAAAATAATAACTTGGCTAGTTATTTTAAAGTCTTTTGGAAAAGGAACATCGTATGTTTGTATTTGTAGTTCCTCGGTGATGAACATCATCCCTTCATCAGTTAATCTAAGGCCACCGTTAAGTCGTGTGTTTTGCCACCATACAGGCAAGTTTTGTTTTAAAGTAACTTCGTTAACTGCTTGTCCTGATGATCTTAGAAAAACTTTTGTAAGGGATTCTTTATTCATTTTCACTTTCTATTGTCCCCTGAGTAAGTTTATAAACGGCAAACTCGTCGGTGTCGAATAGAGTGTTTAATTTTTTTGATAAGTTATGTGCGTGGCCTGGGTTAGAAAAACTTGTTTTCTTATATTTAGGTCCTGGATAGCTCGTTAACATATTAGAGCTTTTTAAGTTAAAAGGCTTTCCCTGGAAAAACACAGCCCAGATTGCTTCAGAGTCAAGAATTTGTTCTACTTTGTAAGTTTTCTTATTTACATGCTCTAATAGCACATTTGGTTTAGGTCTGCTCATATGCGTATTTCCTTAAAATAAACTACGCATATATTTATCCTTTTTTTAGCTTTTGCCCCAACCTGAACCGCCATCTAATTCAACGGTAATATCTTCTGTAGATGTGTTTGATGAAGAGTTTCTTAATAGATCTTCGTAGTTGCCTGCAAGTCTTGACATAACAATACCTAGAGTATTTGCTAGTGTACGAGCAGTTGCCATAGTAAGTTTTACTTCTTTCTGATTGGCTTTGTCTAACTGTTCAACAGTTTTAATAAACTGCTGTATTGGCAATGTATTCAATGGTTCACTTGGCACGACTCAACTCCTGACGCATTTCAATATCTGTTTTAAAAGGTCCTTTATATTCATATCGCTCAAGTGTAATTAGCTTAGGACAATGACTTTTAACCCAACCTTTGTCAAATTTAATAATATAGTAACCTGCACAATAAAGACTCTTTGACTTTTCACTTTTAGTAAACAGTGGAAGGTTGCGTTTCACATCATACATAGTATTGTATGGTTTTCCGCTGGTTGTGTAACCATTAATTTCTTTTACATCATCAACACTAACAATTTTAGTTTTTGCTTCAAAAAAGTCAGGACCAAATGTTTTGATAAGAGACTTTTTGCTATTGTAATTGCTTACACCTCTAGCACTACTAATCACATACTTGTTATTTTCATCTATACGTAACGTACCTACTCTAGTTCCTTGTTCTTCTAAGATCCAGAACTTCCCGTCAAGTATAGGCTTTGCTTTTACAGTCATACAGGGTACCTCGCTGCCAATGGTTTAGAATATTGTTCTGCTTGGTCTGCAATACGTTGCATATCCCATTTAGCACAGAACTTCATTAAGCGTAATCCAACTTGTGCAATTTCTTTAGGTTGCACAGATGTTACGGTATTATTTATAATCTCTCTAATCTCTGCAGGTTGTGCAGTCAAATCACAAAGAGTTACATTGCGATTGTAGTCATCTAGTACACGATGTTCATCGCCATTATGATCAACCCAACGCTGTAGCATAAGATTATTCCAGTTAAAACCTTTCGTTGTTTTATCTTCGAACGCTTCAAGTAATCCAACTTTGTTTTTTGTGCCTTTTGTTCGTACACCTGGGTAAGCACTGAATACGTTATCACTAGTATCTCCTCGCATACATTTTTCAAACAGTAACCATTGTGGATCAGGAGCACCTTTAGGCTCACCTGTCTTTTTATCTATAACAGGTTGCTTTTTCTTATCGTCAAAGTAACCTTCATGTGTAATAATTGTATTGCTAACACCATTGTACTGTTTTACATTAGGTGCAATAAGTTGTGCAAAGTCACCATCTGTACTAATAATAACGTGATCGTCATCTGGATGATTTTGTACCCAACCTGCAATAAGATCATCTGCTTCTAGTTGCGGATGTCGAATCATTGTACAGTTAGTTTTAGTATCAATAAAATCTTTAAACTCATCAAAGATTTCCCAAAACACTTTATCTTCTTCTGCTTCACGCGGATTCATTGCATCGCGTGTTTCTTGTCTGTTACGTTTGTATGGCTCGTAATAATCTTTACGCCAACTACGGCCTTCTAAACAAAACACCACATGATCTGCATTAAAGTCATTCCATGCTTTTTTAATGCTGTTAAGTGTAATGTGTAATGCCATACCTACTTTAGTATCTACATCGCCACGTACAACATGACGAGCTCTAAAGAAAGTGTTAGCAGTGTCTACTAATACATATGTACTCATTTTTCAAATATTCTCTTCATTGATCGTTTAAACAGGTTGTACATGTCTTCTAACTTTAGTCCTGGATAGTAATCTTTTAAACTAGTTGCCTTTGCTTGTTCTTGCAGTAGTAGATGTTTGCGATCAGAATCTTCAACTCTAACAAGTTTTACAGTGTCGTCTGTTCTAAATCTAACTGCATACAAAGGATCACCTCTTTTAAATTTTACTTCTGTTACGCCAGGCTTTACAAAAAACGTAAAGTTAGTAGGCCTGCACCATTTACTAATATTAAACTCACCTGGCATATTTGTCAAGTCTAAATTTACCAAAGGAGGCTGAACTATTTCCATTATAATGTTATCACCGTTGTTTACAAAATAGTATTGTAATCCAACGTTTATGCAAGGTATTCCGTTCATTAGTTTGCTTTCAGGTGCATTTACATCTAAATAAGGACCAAGTGGTCTTGATTTTGATCTAGTATTGCTAATGCCCCAATGCTCGTCGCTGATTTTTCCAATTGTAAAATCAATAGGACTAGTAATATAGAATGTGTTTTTTACGTGGCTTGTAAATGCAGGACATTTAAAAACATCCATAGTACCATACTTGTCTTTAAGATAAGACAATACAGGAACAGGTTCGTTAATCAAAAGATCATCTTCGAACAAGTTGCTTATTTGTTGTCTGGTACTGGACAACATTCCAAAATACTCAACAGTTTGCATTAACTAACTTCGCTTTTGTCTTTGTCAATTGGCACTACGTTAATATAACCCATTCCTCTATCAGATGATTGACCATCTTCTTCTAGCATTTGAATAACAATAGTTCTAAACCATTTGTCAACTATCTGTTCAGGAGTTTCACCTTTGTATCCTGCATCAAGTAACTGTTCAATAAACTCGTTGTTCCAATCAAGTTCAAAGAAACCGTTTCGAATATTATCAGGATTAATTTGTGTATCAAGTACAGCAACCCAAGGTTTGCCTTCTTTTGTTGCAGCCTGTTTTTCAGCCTCAAGAGCTTCTCGGCGAATTTCTTCCTGTGTCTTTTCTTTTACAGGTTCTTCAATCTTAGATTTGATTCCTGCATCTCTTACTAGTTTACTCCACCATCCCATTACATATGTCTCCTTACACGTTCAACAAAAGCATCGTCAACATTGACTTTTGCTTTTGCTTGTTGTTCTTTTTCAAATTCGTCTGGGTCAAACGCATTCTCAAGTCCCCCACGCATTTCCGAATAAGGATATGTGTAGTCGCGGCGTAAACCGCCATCCTTTTTCCATGCAGACTTCTGCAACTTCTTTGACGTTGAGGTTGTATTCTTCACTGCGTCCGCCCAGCGGCATACAATATACCGGACATTGTACCCCGGCGTCTCTGTAAGCCTCCACAGCTCTTTCAGCTTCTTCAATGTCGTCACGATTAGCGACAACAAACTTGAGATAAAGGTCACTACCGTCAACAAGGCTATACTCACGAGCGACAGCAGGCAGTATAGCAGTATCCCAAGGTTCTCCGCTAACACTAAGTTTTGGGGAACAAGACCACGTGACTGCAAATCTGTTTTGATCTGTGAGATAGTTGAAGAAATCATCATGTAGATGTTGTGTAGTGTTTGTTTCAAATGTAACATTTTTCAAGTCCTGCATCTTTGGATGCTCAAATAAATCGATGTATAACTTTTGCCATGCAAGCAAAGGCTCTCCACCTGTCATAATTAAATGGATATCTTGTCCATTATCCTGTGTCCACTTACCATTAGGAGTAAGTGACAATAAATGTTCAACAACTTCGTCTACTTCTTTAAGCATATTAAAGTCTTTAAACTCAGGATAGATACTTGCATATGTATCACAGCCTGTGTGAATAATAGGTAAGTCGTTAAACTCCTTTGTAGTCTTGTGTACACCAGCATCGATAAGAGCCTTAACTTCGTCGTTATACTTCTTACCTTCTTTGTGCAGTGTCCATCTATCTTTTGTTTCGCCAGTACCAAAGTTCATGCAGCGAAAGTTACAACCAAAGGTACGTAGAAATACACTAGGTACTCCTACAAACTTACCTTCACCTTGTACGCTATAAAATGCTTCTGAATATCTTAACTTCATCGCGGTGCAAACTCCTGTTGCAGTTTAATGTTATCAAAGAACTCTTTCTTTGTACCTGCATCATCTTTGAAACTACCTTTTAGTACAGTTGTTTGTGTAAGACTACTGTGTGCCATAATGCCACGGTTCTCACAACAACCGTGTGTTGCTTGGATATAAACACCTAAGTGTTTAGCACCTGTTGCTTTTGCAATCTCACGTGCAATATCATTTGCAAGTTCTTCTTGCAGTGTGCCACGTCTAGCACACCACTGTGCAATACGTGTATACTTTGACAAGCCAATTAGTTTGTCTGCGGCAATAATACCAATGTATGCTACACCGCTTACTGGTTGGTGATGATGTGAACACATGCTCTTTAGTTCTGAACGAACCACTAGCATACCTTCATAACGATCATCGCTGTCATTTGGAAATGCTGTTGCACTTGGAATAGGATCATATCGTCCACTCATAATTTCATTAAAATACATCTTTGCAAGACGTCTTGCAGTACCTTTTGAGTTTGGATCATTATGTCGATCAATTACAAGTGAATCTAATACTTGCTCAAACGCTTCAGTTGCTTCTTCAATCAACTGTTCTTTGTCGCCCGCTTGTAGGACTTCTGAAATGTTGTCACCTGCCCAATAGCGGATACCAGCATCTTCTAGTTTTGCTTTAATTTGTAGTGCTTTGCTCATCAATGTTTTTACTCCGAGTTAAAGACGAGGATGTCTTATTGTTTATAGTATACACTTATTTAGGTTTTATGTCAAGTTTATTCTTTAAAATAACCGTCAATAACTTCCAAAACATCATGATACTTTGCTATTTCCATCATTTCTTTTTCAATTTCATCACCAATGTTTCCGTGTTCTCCAATTCCTACAGGATTGTTTAGTAGCACTTCTACGTTAATGCGATGTTTTTCAATGTGTCCTAGAGCATGATCTCTAGCAGCCTTCAGCAAATGCGATCTCAAGTTGGTCATTGTTTTTCCTTTCATATTTTTGCTGTGACGGAATGACGCCTCGAACGCCGCCTCTTGGATCTTCCATATCTCCGTCTCTACGGAAGATCAAATGAACATGTGGATACATGCAAGTTTGCCCTGCACTTTCTCCCATATTAATTCCTACATTAAATCCTGTAATAGGATTACTATCTGATTCAACATTCATTGTACCCATTTCCATAGCAAACTTAAAACATTTTAAAATGTTTTCTTGTGTGTTTTCTTTTGGAACAACTAGAGTATGTCCTAGTGTTACGGGATAGATATCTTCGTATACAACAAAGTCCCTAGTATTTAAAAACACTTGAGTCCAAGGTGCTCTACCTTCTTCTTGTGCCTTTTCTAATGTATCAATCATCTTTTTCCTTAATATGCCGATAGTCTAAATACCCAGAACACCATTCATAAAATTGTCTATCAGTGTCTGCCCAACATTCTGCAAAGACTTTGTCTTTTTTACGCATTTCTTTGTATTGTTTTCTTGCTTCTTTTTCAGTTATTTGAGTCATACTCTCCTACATTCTCCCAGGGATATACTAACCATACATCTTCCTCGGCTTTGTTTACTTCGTGTGTACTGTAACTTACACCATCAAATTCTGAACTTAAATTTTCTGTAATAACTGCAAAGCGGACATTGTTGCCCCAGACACTATTCCAGTCTTCTGAATCTGGCAAACAAGTGCTTTGCCAATCTTCTTTAATCCAGTTAAACGTAGCACCAGTATCGTTGATATCATCTACAATAAGAATGTTTTTACGGTTGTCTGCACTTGTTTTGTTATGCCCCATTGCAGGATCATAGTAATCACTTGATACATAACCGTAAGCATCTTCGCTCATCCAACAGTTAGTTTCGCTTTCGCTATCATCGTCACGTAAACTTACCTTTAGTGCTTCACACCGAATTTTTAACATATTACTAAGAATAGTAGCAGGTACGTTGCCACCTCGTGTAATCCCTACAATATAATCAGGCTTCCAGTTGTCGTTGTACATTTGTAGTGCGATACTTAGGCAAGCACGTTCTACATCTTGCCAACTATAATAATGTTTCTTAATCATTTTGTTTTTTCCGTAGTTTAGGATGGATAGTACGATCGTTGTAGATGTCGCCTGCCAGTGCTTGTATTTGTTCTACAAGGTGTGTAACGCTATCTACGTCATAAGGCTCACCCGGAGCCTTTTTATATTTTTCTCTGTGTGCTTGCACAGCCAATCCGTGCATTGCACTAATCTTGTCCATAAGATCTTGAATAGTGTGTTGCATTATTCGCCCTTTGCTCCTCTTGCAAGATATTCTTCATTGTGAATCCAACGGTATCCTGCATCAGCAATGTTTTCTACTTTTGTTGCATGTACAAAACGAACAAATCCCCATTCTTTTTGTTTGCGTCCCATAAAGAACAAACTCCAGCAAGGAATTTCATTACCGTCTGCGTCTTTAGCAAGTTCAAGCCAATGCAAATCATCTGGCTTACGAATACGGAAGTGTCCAGGGCCACGCCATACTTTTGTAGCACCTACAACAGCACCTTCTTTACTAATGATAGGAATGTGTTCCCAATAGCCGCCTTTAAGAATGAATGTAGCATATCCCCAAGGATGGTCGTGTAGTGTAGGTTCATCACTTTTTAAAACTTTGTGTAGTGTGATGTTAAAAGGAAAGTTCTTTCTGTCCTTTAAGAATACATAGTATCTAATAAGATAAGGCTCTGTTGAGCCACGTTCTGTGATTACTCGACGTCTGCCGAGCTTGTCCATAATCTTAGAAAGGAATGTCTTCATCATCTATTTCTCCTGCCTTTATTTTGCCTTCGTAGTCTTTTTCACACATGTCGTATATTACAATAAATTTTTCCCATACTTGTTTGAGTGCAGGATATTCTTTGCACATACTTTCAATTGTTGACCTAGATAGTCTAGTATCAACATAACCTGAATTAATAGTAAATGTTCCGTCACTACCTACCCAGTCTGTGTCTAAAGTAGTACTATTAAAAGTTATAGTTGATCCAATGTCGCTAGTATAGTCTACATTGATATCTCCAATATCAATTGTAATAGTTCCGTCGTCACCCATTATCTAATATTCTCCCAAATAGTTGCATACAATGCATCACCACTAAAAAAGTCGTTTGTTAGTTTGTGTTTTAGTTTTTGAATACTAGGAACATAACTATCATAGTTGTCGATATAATCACGTAATTGTTTTACAATTTTATCTTTGTTTGCTTCATAAGACTTGTAGTCTTTGGTCCATGTACTTGCATACTTAAATTCATTACCATACATTTCAACATAACTAAGTCTGTTGGGCACCATAGGAATTGCACCTACAATAGCACCTTCATATGCACTAATACCTAGTGTTTCTTGTAGGTTAGCACTAAACACTACTTTTGCTTCGCCTAGCAAGTTATGATATTCGTTTTTAGTAAGCTCTTGTTCTTGACAAACGACAAACTCAACATCGTTAAATTCTTTTTTAAGATCTCTAAAAATTTCTGGCTGTTTCTCAGGAGCAATACGATGCGGAAATAATACTAGGTTACGTTTTTCCATGTTTGTATAAGGAACTAGGGTATCTTCCAAATACTCCATTGGCCAACCTACACGAACAATTTTATTTGTTTTTAAGTTATCTTCAACCCACTTGTCCTGTTCTTGACTAGCATATTTTGCAAAGCCTTTTGCAAACAGTCTAATATGAAAGTCTGTAGCAAAGTAGTTGTGGTCGTAGCATTGAAACATTGAATACTCTGCATGACGTACCCAATATCTGTCGCCGATTAGCCTACCCAGGAAATCATGAGGATCATAGCTACCAGCATGCCAAAGGCCACCGATTCGAATGTCCACGCCCAAGAGCTCAGCCATGTAACGAAGCTGGATAACAGTTGGGTTCCACGCATCCGTATATAGGAAATAATCTCCATCTTTTACTTCACCTTTACAAAACATTTCACCAATAGTTTCAAGTTGCTTGCTCTTGTACACATTGGTACCGCCAAAATTGAGAAAAGCCCCAGGTGTAGTAGCCTGAGGCGTTTCGCCACCTGATATCACACGGATATCAGATTTAACATATTTTGCCAGTTGTTTAGGTAGATGTTCTTTCCACTGCTTAGTATACCTAGTATCTACAGCTTCAATATCTACAATAAACACTGCCATATTGTTCTCCTTAATTCAAATACTTTCCATTACGTCGGAAAGGCTTACGCGGCTTCTGCGGTTTAGGACCTTTATGTCGGTTCTGAAACGCTCGCCAAGCGTAACTTTCGTTGTTGTACAAATCCTTTTCGTCAAACACGTAACCAGGAAAACCCTGCAAATACGAGTAAGCACAAAAATTACGATACTCCTCCAAATCGTTAAATACTTTTTCGTATGCTTCACGATTAAATTTGATAGTCATTTTATAATCCTCTTATGACTTGGGGTAAAAAATGGAACAGCCGTTTTCGTTGTCTTCAGCGACACTAATCTCTACAAACCGGCCTGGATATTTTGTAGAAATTTCTTGATACAAGTCATCTGCAATCATTTCACATGACTTGTGATTTAGTTCAAGGACACCTTCGACGTCATACAGTCGTTGCATCCAACGTTTAAATTGAATAAATTCAATATCGCGATCGTTGTGAAATACTTCAATACGAACACGGAAGTGAAAAATATGACGATGCGGAATACCAAGGAATGATACATCATCCCAATCGCCTGTTGCTAGTTTAGGATCTTTATCAGCACCTGGATACATATGTACACCTTCTTTTGCAAAGGTTACCCAAATACTACGTTCTGCATTTTGCATAGACATTTTTTTATCTTCTTCTTTCATTCTACGTAACATGTAATCATGATATCGTTCTTGCATTGTTTACAGTATACTTTCATTTAATAATCTTGTCAAGGCCATATTTTGCCCAATCTGTAAATTTTTCTCTGTCCATTAGATCGTGCAAACTATGACACCAAACGCCAGGATTGGTTGCTTTAAAATCTACATCATCAATTTTAATCATTGTGTTGTAGTTCCACAGTTTTGTGTAAGGCAATGGAACACGGATTTGTGGAATAAAGTTTTCATACTCACAAAGTCCACCATCATGAAAACTACCATTGGCGGCACTTAGTGGAATGTCAAGTGTACAAAGATATCCTTCTTTAAGAAACTCTTCGATCATATCTTCCCACTCTTTATAGTAGTCGTATAGACTTTGATTGTTAAGTATGTTTTCTGGATTAAAACTGTGATTAGCACCAAAGAAGATGTGTTTACAATCGTGTTCGTTGTAGTACTCTAGTATTTCTTCCCAATCTTGTACGCCTGTAACAAACAATGTTTTGAGACCAAACGCAGGTGTTTTTTCAACTTCAATGCCTACGAAAAATTTTATATCAAAATCTTCGCCATCATCGTAATCACGCTTCATAATATAATCCTCTTAATGTCCTTTTATTATACAGATAATCTATATAAATGTCAAGTACTATTTTAGTTCTAACTGTATTAATTGGGCATTTAGCCTATGAATTTCATCTTTCAAATACAGTTTCATTGTTTTCAATTTTCGAACTTCTTCGGTTATGCTCATATTATGATAACGTGATTCAATTAGTTCATCTAAATTTCTATGTTTTCTTTCTAGTTCTTCTAGATGTGCTCTAATTTTATCACTTGCGTCTGTGTAATCACTCATTCAAACAACTCTCCAAACTTAGTTTGTGCGTTAACTGTTTTCTTACCAGTGGCACCTCGTGTGCCAATGATGCTCATCCAAAAACGACTATATTCTTCTACAAGTGCTTCTGCTTTTTGTCTGTCGTCAGTTCTGAATATTTCATCCACAACATCTCTAAAAAATAACCTGTCAAAACGCTCTTCGACAAGCATTGACGGAAATACTCCATTGTCGTATTGTCTATTTGCTTCTTGTACTGCATTAATGTGCATCCATACGTTATGCCCCATCATGATAGCGTAACTAAAACTATCCCATGAGGTTTTGCCTTCCTTGCCTATTTTATTTAGGTCGCCAGGACCATAAATGCAAATATCTTTAGCCATTAGTTCTGCTGTGATTGGACTATCCATAAAACTTGGATGTTTTCCTTCACGCACAAATGCTTGTCCAAAAGGTGTAGTATCTTGTGCAAGTGCTTTATCGTCAATTGACGGCACCATTCGATATACCCATTTAGTTCTATCTTGTGTTTCTAATTCACAGTAGATCTGTCCATTTGCTGTGGCAAGGAACGGACTAGCACAGTCAAATGTAATGGTAAAGTTTTCGTTATGATATTTACGAACTGCTCGTTGAATATCTGTAAGTAGTGTAGCCCACTCAAGTTTTGATGTGCCCAAGAAGTGCATAACATCGTGTATGCCTTTTTCAAGTAGTCCGTCAAAACGTAGTGCAACCAAACGTTTAAGTGCAAGGTGTACATCGCACATATTCTGTCCACCCATTGACCATCCGTTAAAATGATCGTTTGGATATTTCTTTGGATCACAGTAGTCCTTCATTTGATTGTACCAATCATCTGCATCTGCATGATTTTCACCTTGCAATACATTTAAGAACTTACAAGCACCTGTACGATGCTTCATCCAATAGTCGTTGTTGATGCGTGTTGCTTTTACTGCTTCTGCATATGTGCTAATGCCTGTTGCTTTTGCACCTTCTGGTGATCTTGCTACCCACGCAGGAATATCAAGTATCATACCATAGTCCATATAAGCATCCATCCAACGTAATACACCGTCACGTTTCTTTTGTGCCTTTGGACAGTTTGGATCTTTCCAATCACCTTCCCAAACACCCTTACCAATTTGGAAACCACCTGAGTCTCCAAGTAGCCAAGTGTTTTGTCTATCTCTGTTTCGTACCATGTCTTCCTTAGGCGAAAACTTGTTTACGTCTAAGTCAGCATGACCTGCTGAGTACAAACTCCATTTATATTGGAACTGTCCTTCTTGTGCATTAAGATAGTTTAAACTTTCAACACCATTTTTAAAATTAGAAGGTATTCTGGACTTATCCACATATTCTTCATGACGTTGCTTGCCTACATAAGTTGCATAGAATCCACTTAGTGCAGGAAGGAAACGTGCATAATCATTTTGTGACGCAGTTAAGTCTGTATTCAATGTCTATCCTCCGTATGCCTTGAACGCTAAGAGAGGTACAAGCCACGGATAAACTAAGTGTTCAACAAGCTCATATAAAACTAATGCAGTCAACAGTATTGCCCATACTTTAGAGGTTTTTGCTTTCTCTGAAACATATGCAAATGCTCGACTGTGTAGTTTACCTATCTTTTCAATCAATCGCTTCATATATTACTTGCTTTGTGCTGGCAGAATATAATCGTATTTGACCATACCGCTGTCTACGCTAATTTGCATTGCACCTTGATCTGAAATGCTCATGCTTAGATCACCATCTAAACTTAAAATACTTTGCACTTGACTTACTGGCCAACTCCATGTGTGCTGTAGTGAACCTTCAACACCGTGCTGGAATACAAACTCACCTGCGTGTGTATTTGCATCACCAAAACTAAACACTAGATTGTTGTCTTTAGTCATTACATTAAATGTTGGCTCTTCGCTGTGTGCTGCACTCATTAGTTTCATACGTGCAATACTTGCCATTGAAGGTGTAACAGTAACATTCCAACTAGCACCTTTGAACTTAACAGTTTTAAGTTTTTCTTCAATGATTGCTTTATTCATAAAGCGATAATCATTCTTAAAGTCACCTGCGGCATTTTCAAAGTGAATGTGTGTTGGAATAGTTTCACCATTGCGTTCTGCTTGTACAACTTCAATTTTTGCATTGTCTTTGTACTCAGGGTTCTTAAGGTGTAGTGCAAGTTTGTCTAGGTTAGGCATACCAAATGTGCCTACAAACTCTGCAACTGGTGCTTTTGTTTCTGCACTCAAAATAACAGAACGATCTTCTGCCATTGAGTCAATATTGGTATTTTCATCGTTGCTAACTTTTACTAGGCTAAGGAAGCCAAGTGCGTGGGTGTGAGCAACTACGTCTTGCAAGATATCTTTCATGCTGTTTCTCCATTGTTAAAGTTTATTATATTGTCTAAGCCTTTGTTTGTCAAGAAGTTTTCTACACTATATTTAGGTTTCCAACCCAAAGCCTTAATTTTTTCTATGTTTGCACAAGTAAACTCTCGTTCTCCAGGGGTATTTAGGCGGACAGGTAAATTTGGTGCAAGGTCTTGGATCTTGATTGGATGTCCAGATCCAATATCAATAACACCCTTGACATGTGTGTTACGAATTAGTATTTCAATAGCATCTATTACATCATACAAATGTACAAAGTCTCTGCGATGTCTAGTGATATATTCTAGTTTATTATGACGCAACTTGTAAAAGAACATGTTCTCTCTGGTAACATTATCACTATAAACTGTATGAAAACGCATACCTAGTGTATCTGGATAGCGTTCTGCTAGTTCTTCTAATATATATTTGCTTGCCGCATAAGGATTTAAATCAGGTTCATATGCACTTGAACTACTTGCATATAATATACGTGTATTATCGCCATAGCGTTGGAACAGTCTACGACTTGCTTCTACATTGTTAAACCAATATGAACTAGGGTCTTGTAAACTTTCTCTTACACCACTTTTACCAGCAAGGTGTATGATTAGATCAAAATCTTCTTTAAACTCACAGTGCAGTAAATCATGTCTTGGATCATCTACAATGTCAAGTCCTACAACAGTATGAGTTCTTTTTAGTCTTTCAAAGAGTGCAGATCCAATGTATCCTTGATATCCTGTTAGTAAAATTTTCATCTTGCTATTCCTTGCTCTTGGAACCATGTAAGGTATTCCCAAGTATTCTTCCAATTCAATACATGTCTATGATGATGTACAACTTTTGCTAATGGTAAGTCATTTCCGCCTTCGTGCATAGCATCTCCAAAGAACCAAATTACATCTTCATCATCAAAATCTTTTACAATTTGACTCTTATCAAAACCCTTGGGTGAAATATCAATACCAGTTTCACCGCCTACTTTTGCTTCTAGGTCTGGAAACTTTAGATTAAAGTTGTGTGCAATAAAGTCTCGTTCACTGTGATCTTCATCCCACTTTACATAAATTTTTCTTTGCTCTTGATTAGCATTGCGTCCTACAATACTAAAATTTACCATGCCAGGGCGATGTTCAAAGTGTAAGCCTGTGCGTAGCGGAAATCCACTTGCGGTTAATTCTTCACTTAACCAATCATGTGCTGCTTCTGGAAGAATCCATTCATTAGTACGGATATGTTTGTTTCCTTCCCAAACGTCATTACCGTTACAGTTATAAACACGTTTACATAAGTTGTAGGTAGGTTCACTAATTTGTTCTACAGTTTTTGCTTTATCACTACCAGTAACTAGATAAACATCGTTAGATAAACAAAACGTATTAAAGAACGCTTTAAAGTTGAGATCAATAATGCCTCTGCTTGGAGTTAGTGTACCATCTACATCAAATATAAACTTGTTCATCTCAAACTCTCTTGATTTTCAAGTAGCCAAATACATTCACCAATGTCACTTGGATCTGTAAACCCTTTTTCAACTGTACATCTTTCGTATGGATGTATTTGGTAAGCAAATTCAAATCCTAAACCAAATGCACCTGCCATTAGTACAAGTATAAGCAAAAACTGTTTCATCCTTGAATAGCCTTGTGTTGTGCAATACTTGCGGCTTTTGAAAGTTCACTAAAACGGTCTGCTGTTTGACGTAGTTCTGCTCCATAAGTAGGATCACGGTTTTCTAAATCACGTGCCATGTTATGCAACAGTATAATCATATCACCGTCTGTTAGTGCTTTTCTTCCTTCAGGTAGTTGTCCCATTTTCTTTCTCCGATACTCTTTTGCGTAAGTCGCTTGAACTAAAGCGATGGTCTCTTTTGTTGAAGTAAAGATCTATATCACGTTTGCGACAAATATCTTTACCAGTGAATTCTTTATCTCTATACTCTTCTCCTAATATTCTAACATCAATGTGATACATTGTCAAGATATCTTCTAGATCTTTTTCGCTAGAATAAGGAACTATTTCGTCTACATAGCTCACTGCTTTTAGTTGAGTATAGCGTTCTACAATAGTTTGTATAGGAGCGTTCTTTTCTGCTCTATCTACACTTGGATCAACTTGTAATCCGCAAATAAGATAGTCGCATTGTTCTTTTGCTTCACGTAGCATTTGTACGTGTCCTGCGTGTAGCAAATCAAATGTGCTACAAGTAAATCCTACTATCATTTTGTACCTCTTGCACCATCAAATACACAAATAAAGTAGCAACCATCTTCCATTGCTTCTACTCTGTGATGTACGCCGTCATGAATAGGAACAGTGTCGCCTGCTGTTACGTTCATTGGCACATCGTCTAAGTACATAATGCCGTTTCCTTTAATAAAGATGTAAACTTCTTCTTGTCCTTCGTGCTTATGACCAGTTGTACTTTTGAACGGAAACAATGTCGTTGAGCTAATAACTAAATTGTTTAGTTCTGTGTTATCCTGTACAACATAGCGGTCGTCTTGTTTAACAATTTTCCCGCCAATGTCCCATCCAATATACTTGTTCATAATCACCCCTTTCGTTTATTAGTAGTACGTTTATTTAGGTTTTGTTGCTTGACTTCTAACAATTCTTTGATATCTTGAAGTTGAAATAATACTTCTTCAATCATATCAAGGTCTTGTTGCTTTTCAGTATCAAGCAAAACCTTTACTTCTATTTCCATATTAGTCTCCAAAGTCAAACAAACTATTAAACGTAGTGTGTTGCTTAGTATCTTCTAGATCATATTCCAACACACCAATAAGGTTGTCTAACTTGTTATCGATAATTGTACTTTCCATTGCTGAATCATCAAATGGAAGTTCTTTAAACCATTCAGGTAAGCGGAGCTCATCTGTTGGATAAGCTACTGACGTATACCCTAGTGGATTTTGTTTTAGTTTACAAACAATAACTTTCATACCGTCAACGATTTCTTGTGAGTATTTGTCACCATTCATTCGTTTAAGTGTGTTCCAGTTGATGCTTGCTCTTACGTGACCTGGCATATTTGCCTTGCCTTGCTTTTGCTCTAGACGTTGATAGTGTCCAATCTTGTTTGCACGTTTGGGAGAACCTTTCTCAAAGCCTGGACGTTCTTTAAACTCTGTACGGAACTGTGTAATACGTTCTAGTATTTCTTTTTCAGGTTTGTCTTGCAACACCATTAGCAATACTTCACTTAGAAACTCTTGCATAAACACAGGTGTGTCTGACCTACGCAAGTCTAAGCCCATTGCTTTTACTTTGCCTGGTTTACCATCTACATCTGAACGGAAACCTTCTACATCATACACTAGTGCCGCATAACGTTTCTTAGTAATGTACAATCCGCTTTCTGCAACAATTTCTCTACCTGCGGCAATAACATCTGAACGGCTCTTTGGACAGTGAAATGCTCGTGCCATAAAGTCTGGGAATGTAGTGTTTGCTTGTTCTGCTACTTGATCATAAAGTGTAATTACACTTTCTTTGGTCCAAGGTATAGTGCCTGCTTGAATTTCATCTTTAAGAACAGGATATGCACTAAAGTACACAGAGTCAGTATCACCATAGATAACTGCTTTACCTACGTGATCATATTCGCCTGTGATAACTTTGTTTACTTCTGCACTCATGTGCTTAACAATCTGTCTGCCAGTAAGTGTAGTTGACTGTCCTATACGTTTGTCAAAAAATCTGCAACCAGGATTAAGAATGGCCCCATAAAGAGAGTTAAGATTAATTTTTTTAACAAGTTGCCGTTTGTCCCAAAATGCAGTCTCAATAGCATTGCCTGCTTCTTTTGCTTTCTTAAGTTGTTTTTGTAGATCCTTACGTTCTGCATACCAGCGTTTTAAGATACCAGGTATCACTCCTTCAAATTCTGTTGTAAAAATTGTGCCATTAGCACTTAGCATCCACGGCATGTGGCTGTCAAAAATTAGTTTGTGTATTTCAGCACCGCTTAATACATCACTTTTGCCATCTTCCCAATCAACAGTTAGTGCAACATCTTTGCGTTGTTCCATAACTGCTTCGTATTCTTCTGTGCTGAAACGTCCTTCCCAACTACCTGCGAATGACTTTTTCTTTAGTGTCATGTCCTCATGAATACGTGACTCGCTAATATCCGGACGTAGTTGTCCTATAATAGTTTCTGGAGCCATGTTCAACGCACGAATCACTGATGGATACAGTGAGTTCAAGTCCATTGAACCAATCCATTTGTGTACGCCCTTTTTAGGAAACGCAACATACGCACCTGCGGCTTGTGTGTTTTCATCATCACGTTTTGGTCTGTTTGGAACTTGCAGTCCTCTGTGATGTGCTTCGTTAATAATTGCTTGCTCTGTAACTGCAACAGCACCCATTGTTGTTTGTAGAAGAACTGTATTTGCGTGTGCAAGTTCATTACTCAAATCAATAAAGCGTAGTTTCTTGTCTAGTTTGTCAAGTAGTGCAACGTCTTGTCTGTTATATTCAATAAACGTTTCGAAGTCATTGTTATACAGTTGATCAAGTGTGCCTTCATAAACAGTTTTACGCTCGCCTACTTCTAGCTCACCAATTGCATCTAATCGATATGTGTGACGTTCTTCGTATGTGTACTTACGATACAGTTCGAGCGAATCTAAATGCACACGACCTACAAAGTCATATGTTTCACTTGTCTTACCATATTTTTCATATTCACGTTTTTTAGGCATCTGACCCCACAAACAAAAACGTCTTGTGTCATCGTTGCTGAGTACACGTTTAATACGGTTAACTGTGTAAGGTACGTCATAGCCTTCTGAGTTCCAACCGCTAAAGATATCTGCATCTTCAATTAGATCTAAGAACGCTTGTAACATAGCACGTTCGCCATTACCATCTGCGTCATTTTCAAACAGAATAACTTCGTCACCCCAACGTGCTTTACACATTTCTTGTGCTTGATCAAACGCAAGACCTTTGGGCGGAACTGCTAGAGTAATCAATGCACTGTCTAACCACTGTAAGCATACAGTGATAGCAGTAATTGGCATAAACGGATCTGCAGGATCAGCAAAGCCACGCTCTGGATCAAAGTCCGTCTCAATATCCCAAAACGCAATGTTTAGTTTAGGTGCATCTTGGTTAAGATAGTTTTCGCTTAGACATTGGAATATTGGATTGATGTCGCTTTCAAAAAGTTCTTTGTCTTTGTTGATAGCAACTTCTTTACGAAAGTCTTTTGTGTTTTTACACACAACACGACTTAGAGGATCACCGTACACACTCTTGTACTTGCCTCGTGGATCTTTATAATAAAAAGTATATTTTGCAGGGTATTCGTGATAGTGTCTTTTGCCGTCACGGCGTTCAACTACACGTATAATATCTTGATCGCGATCAAACATCGCATCAACGTACGGCATTCATTTCTCCTTCGTTGCTTATGGCCAACTTAACCTTCATACATGCCTGGCAATTGCCATTGGCGTTACTATTATTTATTGTGCAAAAAGACCTACTAGATAAATTATGGTCAATCCTGCATTTAGCACTATCAAACTTTTCTCTTTCCAAAGAACACCTATTAGGACCCAAAGTCCATTTGCTACTGTAAATGCGTAACTGTAATATGGATACATGTTAAATGCAGCCATTGTTGCAGCCACTAATAATACTGCTGTTGCAATCCACGCTAGGAATTGATATGGTTTAGGTTGTACTGTCATTTGGTGTCTCCTTGTTCCACATCCATAATGCCCAAACTGGAATAGCATACACTGCTAAAAGAAATGATAACACTTTTAAAAGTTCTACCACCATAGCATTGCTACTCCAAATCCAAATACATTAACAAAGGCAAAGTATGTTGTTAACATCATAGGCCATGCTAGTGTACGTCTGTAATAAGCATAAATTGCTGTACACGAACCGATAAAGAAACCTGGATACACTATTCGCATATCAGGTGCATCTGCATGCAATGCAAGTGTTAAACTTGCACCAACTGTAAAGATAAAACTTACAAGTTCAAACGCAAATGCTATCTTATCTGTGCGGTAACTGTGTAACCAAAATTCTTTAATTCGATTTATCACTTATCGTAGCCTAATGTAGTAATAAGTGTTTCTAGATCGTCAAACGCATCATAGTGCTGCTGCCAATCACGTTTTTGTGCAATCTTAATTGCTTTGTTAATTAGAGCAGGTTTGATATCTAATTCTTCTGCTACTGCCTTTACTGTGTCTTTTAATCCTGCCTGTAGATCTTCAACTTCTTGTAGTACTGTTACGCCTTCACGAACTAGTCGCTCGAGTTTGGCTTTTTCTTCTGCACCATAGGTACGGTCACTCATAGGTCACTCCTGTTGTGTTAGTTATAAGTGTATTATATATTAGATTTTGGGTGTTGTCAACCAGAAATGGTTAATTATTTTGGGCTGCGTGTTGTCTAGCTCTTGATATAGCAACTAAAGATAAATTGCCACCACCTGTGATATCATCTCCTATTTTTTGATTATTAGGACCCCATAACTGATATCTATTAGAAGCTAACATACGTATTTCATATCCTTCTGGAAAATCGTCTGTTCCAGGAGGGACTGGCGTTCCTCGACGATCAGCTACAGACGGATCTTCAGTATTGCCATCTTCATCTTCAGGTGCATTTGCTCTATCTAAAACATATTTTGCAGAATTAAAACTCATTACAATACTATTAAGCATCATGCCTAATGCTTCGTTCTTTTTAATTTTAGGATTAGATTGTTCTGAAATAACTCTCATCATATTTGATATATTGGCCTTTTCTTGAGCACCTGGACCATTCCAGTAATTAACTAGAGCAGAAACAAGAGCTTCAAGAGAGTGACCACTGCGACTACCACTATAATGATTTCCATATATTAAAATAGCTTCTTCTGCTAATGCTTTCATATTTTGACTGTTGTAAGTCCACTCGCTTTCATCAGTACCCCATGGTCTAAATCTAGCATTTCTGCTAATAGCTAATTCTTCAGCACGATCAGCAGAAATAAATTCTTGCTGATCACCGCCTTCAATATAAAACTCGTCTAGTTTTGCTTCTGATATTACGTCAAATACTTTCATCTAATTATCCTTACGGCGATACGTTATCGAAATCATTAGTTTCTGGTTGTTGCTGTTGAGTAGCTGTAGGATCTGTTAGTGTACCTGCTGCTCTTCTTCTTTCAACTTCTGTTTCGACTGCTGTTAATAGAGCAGGACTTGTAACCCATGCACGTCTGCCATCAGGTGAACCTTGGTGTCCTTCGAACCTATCGCCTTGCTTAATAGGATTGACGTAGTACTTTTGACCTTGCCAGTATAGTACAATCCAGCCGCCTTCTTGTTCGTTGTCTGGAGCAATACCATTTACTGTTGTAGAGCCATTTCTTTCACTACGTGATGCTGGAGCACCCCATTGACCTTCGCCGGTGATTTCAACATTAAATCTTCTTAGAACGCCGTTTAGTTGGATTAAGTCATCGCCGCCAAACTCTTCTGAAAGGTGTTGTAGTAGTTCAGCTTGATATCTGTCTTTGTAAATAGATTGTACGTTTTCCCAACTATTTTGTATTTTACCAAGAATAGCTAATACTGCATCTTCGGTAGTTCCCATACCAAACAACCAGCCGCCTTTCATAGCTTCGTACAGTCCTTCAGCAGCATCAGCAGCATTTGCAATAGCTTCTACGCTTCCTGGATCACCACTATCGGCTCCTTCTAAACGAGCAACAATAGCATCAACTCTGTCTTGGTCGCTAAACGAAACTTCACCGTTAACCCAATCCATCATATCTTCGTTGTATGCATTTTGGAATGCTGATTTAACTCTTTGCCATTCTGCGGTATCTGCAATAGAAGCTAGTATAGCCATTACTGCTTGTTCATCAGTTCCTGCACCGTCAATACCATCATGCATTGCTCTTGCTTTTTGTTGAGCATCCATGTTATCAACGTCTGTTGCTACTCTAGCATCATCCGCTGATTGTTCTGGTTCAGTTGCTGGTGCTGATCTTGCCCATTCTCCTACTGCACTAAATTGTGTTTGTAGTTCTTGTGGCAGTCCTGACTGATATTCTCCATCTTCTAGTTTTGCTTTTAGTGCATTGTACAGTTCCATTGCACGAGCTTGTTGTTCTGGAGTTACTGCTTCTTTTAACATTGACTCAACAATGTTAATCATAGATCTAAAATCAAAAGATTTAGATTCTTCTTGTGTTTGATTAGGCTGCTCGCCATTAAACGTTGCACCTGCTGTAATCAACTCGTTTAGTTCTTTTAGTTGTGCTGACCAAGTTTTAACATCTGGTAGTCTACCCCAAACTAGAATCTTTTCAATAGTTTGTGGGCCTGCATCGCCATCATCTGTTAGACCAACTAGTTGCTGGAACTCTTTTACCGCACTAATTGTTTGTGGACCATAGCGTCCGTCAGTGCCAATATCCCAACCCATAGTTTTTAAGAACTCTTGTAGTTCTGTAATAGCACGAGTTTCGCCTGGATCGTTTTTAATACCGCCCTTACCAGACTGTGCAAAGTCTGCTAGTGACATACCATTTGGATCTCCTGAAGCAGCACCGCTATCAGCAGCATCTGCATCGGCAACACCGTCTGCTACTCCACCTTCTTGGTCTTGTGGCTGTTGTGGTGCTGTCGGAGCAGCTCCTAGATCGTCACCTGCATCGCCTGCTTGTGGTTCAATATTTGCTGCTGCTTCTCTTGCTTGTGTTACTAAACGCACAGTCTCTGCATCATCAATTTGATCTAATGATGAAGTATCTTTGAACACTAGTAGTAGTTCTTGGAACTCTGTTTCTTCTGCATCTGTAAGTGCTTCAGTTAGCAGTCTTGCCAGTGATGAAATATAAGTAATTCCTTCTTCAGTTTGTGTACCTTCGTTACGTTTTGCAAGTAGTTCTAAGAAACGTCTTGCTTGTGTACGCATTCTTTGCTGACCTTGACGACTAGCATTTACGCCTGAGGTTTGGGCACGGTCTTCGTCACTGTATCCTAATCCACCTGCAAGTCCACCTAAGAAACCAATGTTTTCTGCTGCTTCTTCTGGAAGTAGTCCTCTATCTGCTAGAGCTCGTGCAAGACGTTCGCTTGCACCTCTTGCTTGTTGGTAGTTACCGTTCTCATCTTTTTCTGCTTTTGTAACTAGTTTGTTATCAGAGTTAAACAATGCTTCAACACGGATTTGTTTAGCAACAGCACCAAGGTATTGTCTTTCTGAATAACTTCTGCTAACGTCATGACTTCCTGATTCAAGTTCACTGCGTAGTTCTCTAAAACCTCTTTGAATATCTTCTAAACTTGGATCTCTTCCTAGGCTTCTAACTTTAGAGTCAAAAATTCTATTGATAGCGTTGCGATCTGCTCCCCAACCCCAGTTACCCATACTTGGAATTCTTCTGTCTTCTCTGTCACTTGCTGCCGTTGCTGTGTCACCTACTTCTTCAGCACGACGACCTTGACTAGATGCTAACCATGAATCTAAACGTTCTTGATCACTATAATAAATTTTAACAACATCGTCTGGTCCGTATCCAGAGCCTGTAATTCCAGTATATAATTTTGATGGAAGCTCTCTATTGATATTAACATTAGTTAATCCACCGTTAGACTGAATAATGCGTTCTGCATCAAATTCTCGTCTAGCTTCATTCAGTCTTTCTACAGACTCAATTAGTTTACGCATATCAGACATTGTTTTTCTCCATGTGTTCTTTTAGTTGTTTGTTTAGCATAGCTACTATTGATTCTGTTTGTTCGGGCTCAGTTACTTCTGGTGCTGGTTCTTGTTGTGCAGAATCTTCTCTATTTGCAATTTTAATAATATTATCTAGCATTTGTGCTAGTCTTGGTTCTTCTAGTATACGCTCTAGCATTTTAGCATACGGAGCAAACGCTTCACGCTGTTTTGGCTGCATAATTTCACCGTCCATTGCTCTACGTATTGCTTGTTGTACTAGAACTGTTGGATCTTCTGAGCCAACATCTTTTCTTGTTTTTGTAAGTCCAGGAAGTAAACTTGGTGCAGGACCTGTTGGTTCTGCTGCTACTTCTGCATCTTCTTTTAAGTATTTAGGGGTATGTTTAACACCTGCTAGTGCAGCAAGTCCTGCTAAGTCTAAGTCTAAAGGTAAACTGCCCGGAGCAACTTGGGCACTTTCATTTACATAGTCTTTAGTAGGTGGAACATCTGAAACTGTCTTGCCTGCTGCGGCAAGTAGTGCTTCTCTATCTCTTTTAGGATCTGAAGGAATAAGATCTTTCATGAGATTGCTCATTGCGTAGAAATCCATTAGTTGCCTGCCTCTGCTGCTTTAAATGCTGCTACAGCCATTTCTCTACGTTTTTCTTTTGATTTGCCTTGAAACTGTGGAGCATTTGACTCTTGAAAGTCTTTGATCCATGCTTCAATTCCATCGGAAACTTGAAGTTTTTCTGCTAGTTTAGATTCTAATACTTTGCTTAGTGTTTGCTTGTAGTTTACAGAATCTTTAACAGGAACGTATGCTTTTTTTGCTTTTGCAGTTTCAACAACATTTTCTTCAAACTTCATTTCATAATCTAGTGCATGATACACAGATCCAATGTAGTCTGCTGCTTTAGTAATTTTTGATTGCTGCCAACCTTCAATGCCTTGTGCTTCTGAAACACCTTTTAGCATATCATGCAATTTAATTGCATATTTGGCAATTTTGTATAATTCGGCTCGTGCCATTTGCACTTCGTGATCACGCTCAACTGCGTGAGCCATATCACCTAAGTGTCCTTCGTTAACTTTTTTAGTCATTCGGTTGCTCCTAAATACTATAATGTATTTATCAAGGCAACGTCTTACGAGGCTCGTTTTATTGTTTTGGGTTTAGCACTAGCCATTAGAGTGTCTTTTCCATCTAGTGCATTTTTGGCTGTGCCGTCTGAATTTTTACGTTGTGGTGCTATAGGAACACCGTATTTGTCACGTTTGATCTTAGCATATGCTGCACGAGGATTTGCAACACTAGCAATATTACCTGAACTAGTTGCACCTGCACTTGCGTCTTCTTTAACACAAGAGCCTTTTTCGCCACGCTTCTTACCTTTTACTTTGCGATAACCTTTCCAGCATTTGTTGTATACTTTACTATTACCGTGTGCTTCTAGAAATGCTTCTTTAATATCTTCATCTGAAATTACATAGCGATGGTCACTACCTGAACGAGGTTTTAGTTCTTTACCTACAATAAACTTTAACCATTCTGCAAGTTGTTCAATATCATCTGTTTGTGCAACTTTATCTGCGATTAAACTAATGATATGTGAGCGTAAACGGCTTTTATCTAATACTAGGTTACCTTCTACTATTTCAAATATTTTCATACTACTATTTATTCCTACCTGATTTCATGTTAGCACACCAATGATACATTTTGCCTCGTTCACCACTATACTTTTTTGCTTTTTTACGTAAACTAGTTACACTACCTTTACAACTAGCACCTGCTTTTTTAACTCTACCCGGACGGCTTTTGCCTTTCTTCTTACCGTCAGCAAAGTTTTCGTCTATACTTTCAATAGTCTTTTCTATACCTTTTAGTATTTTAGCAATTTCCTGCTTACCTAAATGTACAATCTTTTCAGCAGCTTCTGCTTTACCCTGATCCATATGCTCACCTGCTCTAACGTTAGCATTAAATCTATCTGCTTTTCGTTGAGCATTTTCCATCTTAGTAAGAACTTTGTCTATTTGTTGAGCTTCTTTTTCTGTAGCCTTAAGAGGTTGTTTAAAGTTTTTTTGCACAACTCTATGTAACCATTGCAGTCCACGCTTACTAAGTTCTGGAGCAGCAGTTCTTGCTAGAATAGCAATTATTATTAGAGGGTTTTCAACTAAATCTACACTTTCAGCAAAGTTTTCTTCTACAGGCTCTTGTATATGCTGTTTAATAGCATCAGCAGTTCTTTCAAACTTGTGATCTTTATATTTAAAACCAACACCACCTGCACCTTCCCAGTTGCGTATGTTAACACCGTAGTCATCAATTAGTATGTTAGGAGTACCATCTCTTTGTGTAGCATATCTTGCTTTGTCGTGTGTAATAATAACACGCTTTGGTGGAAAGAAATTTAAATTATTTTCAATCCATTCACGTTTGTGTGGTTCTGAATTAGGATCATCTGGTAATGGTGAGCTTAGTATATTGTACTCGCCTCTAACATCCTTAATAAGATTTAATAAGTTTTGTGCATTAGCAGTCATAGGCAAGTCTAACCAAAAGTTTTCAGTGTCTCTAATCTTTTGTAGTGCTGGTTTGATATCCGTAATATCTCTCCAACCTTGTCCTATAAGTTTTTTCCATTCTGTAAAAAAGTCTGCAAGAACTCCATCCATGTCTACGAAAATTTCAGTAGTACTGGCTATTTCGTTTTCATATATAAGTTCTCTTAATCTCATGACTTCTTTTTCTTTTTAGGTTTGTATCCATTAGCAAATGCTGCTTTGCGTTGTGCATCGCTTGCAAAGCCTTCAACAAATTTTAAATTATCATAATAACTTGGATCTTCAGCAATATGATCTAGTGCAATTTCTTTTGCAACTTCAAAATTACTAGTATGTTCATATTCAACTTCAATGCCCATTTCTAATTGTTTAAGAATTTGTTTTACAGGTACATTGTGTTTACTAGCAAGATCAGAAATAGACGGAGTTGGTTTGTCTAAATCTTCTATGCTATGGCCGCCCTCCATAAGAGCCAATTCATAATCAGTAAACGTTTTACTACTGTTTACTTCTTCTTTGTCATTGTAGTAAGCAAGAAACTCTTTGTGTTTTTTTCTAAAAGTCATTTCAGCACGTTGTGGATTACGCACATATATACGCTTCCATGCTTTGTATTCTGGATTGTTTGCTAGTCCACCTTCAAACCAACTCAAAGGATTAAATCCTTCTGTTAGGCCTAGGTTAAACATTGTGTTAGGATTGTTTTTAGATTTTTTAGTAATAAGCGGAGGACGTCCATCTTTGTCTACTTTGAAGCCAAACTTTGCTGCTTCTTTAGAAACTTGATCTACATCAACATCGGGTGTAGTGTTAACACCTTTTACAATGCGTCCAACGCCTTCGTCTAGTTGATCTATTTTCATTTCTTGCGTCCTCTAAACTTTGAATTAACAGATCCTGTCATATGTGGTAAACTAAACCAAAGTTTAAACCAATCAGCATCGCCTGGCTTTAATCCTAGCTCACGTTCTTTTTGTTTTAGTTCATTTGCAGTGTGTGATATATTCTCAAGAGATACAGTGTTTTGCCAAGGTTGTGGCTCGTTTACACCTGCTAATCTTTTGAGTTCTTCTAAATCCATTACACACCTGCTAACATCTTAATTCTATCTAGCTCAACACTTTCATTTGGTCTTGCCATATCTTGCATTAGTTTTTCAATAACTGCTAGTTTTATTTGATAGTATTCTGCTTGTGTTCTAAGTTCAGGATCGCCTTGAAGTTCTTGAACCATTCCTTTTAGTTCATTGATGAGCCCTGAGAAAGTAGCTTCACCTCTTACTTCTCCGCCAAAGTCAGATTGTAACATTCTTTCAATAGTGACTCTAGCAACTGCTTGCGGTATTTCACCTGCAAGTTCTGCTTGAAGTGCTTTCATAGCATTTAAACTTTGTGTTTCTTCTGCTGGTGAGTTTTGTTGATAGTTTAGTGCAGGGTTTAAAAATCTGTCACGGAACAGTGCCGGAAGTTGTCCATCGCTGCCGCTGCCGTATGCTTGTTGGAATCTTGATATTTGTTGTGCTGTTGCTGTAGCACTGTCTACACTCGGTGCTGCTTCAGGTTCTTGCACTCCGCCTAGACCTGGTGTTGTTTGATTTGAACCACCTGGAGTTGTTGTAGTTGAAGGTCTTTGTACTTCTGAATCGCCGCCTACTTCTGGACTTTGTAAAGTAGGAGAATCTGTGCTTGCAGTTGGAGTAGGTGTAGTTCTATCAACTGTTGGTACTAGCTCTGCAATATATGCAGCCATAGCACCACGTTCTCTCCAGTTGTTGTTTAGACCTTGTTCAACTGCACGTTGAGTAATAGTTTGTATTAGTTGATCGTTTGGCATGGTTGCACGTACTCTAGTTAGTTCAGCAACTTGTGCTCTAACAAACTCTTCGGTTGCTTGTCTTGCTGCTTCTTCACGTCTTGCTGCAACTTCTGCATTGCCGTCGCCACGACCTGATCCAGTAACTTCTGGTTCGTCTGCTGTTCCTTGCTCTCTGTTTAATCTGTCAATGTATTGTTGACCTTCACCATCTGCTTTAGATCTTGTAAACGGATTACCATTGTTGAAACTTGTGTCAATACTGCCGTCTGGACGTCTAACAACAAAAGTAGTAGGATTGTTTGGTGACGGAGTAATACGCCATTGACCAGTACCTTCAATCTCATTGTCACGCATTGTGCTTGCAGGATCTGCAGGGCGTTCTATGCCCATGCCCTGAGCTCGTTGTGCATCTCGACCGTCTATGCCTGCACCGGCTGCACGTTCTTGATCTGCTTCGATATCTGCTTGTGCAACACGTATTAGTCCTTGTAGATCATTACTTGTTTCTTCTGTACCATTTGGACGTATAAGTAAGAACATATCTTCACCGTCTACACGACCACGTTTTATTTGATATCCGTCTGGAAGACCTTGTGCAAACTGTGGATCAACATCTTGCCAACCGTTTTCTGGTTCTGCAACTTGTTGACTCATTACATCAGCTTCTGAACCACGTGGTTGTCCATTGTTGTCTGCTGCTCTACGAGCTGCTTCTGCACCGCCGTCACCACGTCCGACACCTGTTGGTTCTTGTGCTGCTGGTTCTTGTGCTGCTGGTTCTTGTCTTAGTGTAAGTTCAATTTCACCTGGATCTAATGCACTCCAATCGGTGCCAGGTCTTATTTGACCATAGTCGCTTGATGCACCTGGTTCTTCTGCAAATTTACGAATTGCTGCTTGTGTTTGTCCACCTGCAATACCGTCAACGGTAATTTTTGCTGCTGTTTGAAAATTTCTAACAGCTCTTTCTGTAGCAGGACCAAAGATACCATCTGCTGGTCTAATACCCAATGCTCTTTGCATTGCTTTAACTTCGTCGCCTCTGCTGCCACGTCTTAGTGTTGCTTCGTTTAATGTTTTATAAAATAGTTCACGTAGTAGCATCTGCGGTTTCCTCGTCTCTAATACCCATTCCTGATCTTACTGCTGCATACATTTCGTCTGCAACTTCTGGATTAGGTACTCCTTGTTTAAAAGAATCTAAATCGCCTTCTGCCGCTGCTTGACGCATTTTACTTGCACTCATGCCTTCTGCTCCGTCTGCGTCTGGATCACGTTCACCGGCACTTACAACTTGTATATTTTTAAATGTATAATCTTTACCGTTATACTTGTTTAGTAATTCTTCAAATGATTTAACACGATCTGATCCTGCAACATATATTAGATGATCGTATCCTAATTCTTGTACTTTTTGTAGAGCTTGTATAATAGTTCTTACTTCAGGATGTCCAATAGTAATTTCTGGAAAGAAAAATTTAGCGTATCTTAGTTTGTCTGTAAATGACAAAGGATCAGTTGCAGGTTTTTGTGACTGACTTAGAAATACATAGTGGTCACCTGGTAGGTTTTTAATCTTTTCTACTAGTTTTGCATGACCAATAGTGGGCGGGTTCATACGACCAAAGGCCATTACTGCCGTTCTAGTTGGTGCCTCAAATATTTCTCTGAGTCTCATTAGTTGGCTCCTGTTTCAATATCATATATTTTACAAGCCAACAATTCAATTTCTTCTTCATCAAGTAATTTTTCAGAATCTGCATTAACTTGAAACTTTTCTACATACTGTTTGCAAGCATTTAAAATAATAGGTTCTAATGAACTGCGTGGATCTATTTGTACGCCTTTTTTGTGTTGGCTGCACATATTAGAAACCGCTGGATAATATGTTCTACGATAGAACATAGGATCATTAATCATAAATTGATGCACGTCATCAACTACATCATAGTCAAAACGTACCTTTTGTGAATCTTGTTCGCTGTTAAAAAATTCTCTTAATAACATCTTACCACTTCCTACATGACCAGTAACGTGCCTTATGACGAGGTCCTGGATTATCGCAATTATGTCTAGCACGGAATGAACGTCTACGTGCTGGGTTAGACTTTTTAATACGCATAGTCTTGTCACCAAAGTTAACTTTTACAATATTACCCTTTGGATTCTTTACATATACTTTAAATTTTTTAACATCGCCTTGCATAGGCTTGCCAAGTTTTACTTTACGTCCGCGGTATTCTGCTTCATCAATTTCATCATCGTCGTTGTACCACATTACACCATATGCTTCAAAAAACTCATCTCCATCATAAGTTTCTTCGTCAGTATCTTCGCCTGTAATTTCAATATCAAAGTTGTCATAACCTTGTGTATATAAATGTGTGTACAGATGATCTGCTAGTTTGTCTGCTTCTGCATCACTAGGAGATTCTTTAATACCTACACGATAAACAGTTTTACCACCTTTTGCTTCAAAAACAACATAGTCTGTTTCTTCTTCCATTAGTGATTCGTTGATGTTATCAAAACATGCAAGGAATGTTTTGCTAAAGTTTCTATCTGGTTTTTCATCAAATACTATGCTAATAAAGTTTTCCATTGCCTATTCCTTATGTGTAATACGGTATGTATACTGTTGTACCGTTGAGTACTATTTCCATATACCCTGCAGGTGTTGCTGTGTTTGTTGGTGTGTTACTGTCAGGTGCACCGATAGTTAGTGTATCTGTTGCTTGGTTACCTAGTGTAGTATTACCGTTAACAACTAAGCTACCTGTAAATGTTGCGTTTGTAGTTTGAATACTTGCAGGTAATCCAATAGTAACACTACCAGTTGATGCACTAACTTCAACTTCACTAGCAGTACCAGCAATACTTGTTACACCAGTATTGTTAACTGTAAATGTACCTGCACCATTGTTAGTAACACTTGTTGCAGTTCCGTTTGCAATACTAATAACACCACTGTTTGCAATAGTTAATGTGTCAGTGGTTGCATTACCAGTTAATGAAATACCACTTCCAGCTGATACAGTTAGTGTATCGCTGTTTGAATCTGCTACAATGCTGTTTGAACCTGTTACCGCAACAGTTTTAAATATGTTTTGATCGCTACCTCTGTCAGTGTTAGTAATACTTACTGCACCAGTAGCGTTTGTATTTGTGCTTAGACCTGTACCTGTTGTAAGATCTGTAACACCTGTGTTGAGTATTTGTATAGCACCATTAGTTGCATCAATGTCAATGTCAATTGCTGTGCTACCAATAAATGTAAATTCGTCTGAGTTACCACTTACACTGTAACTTCCAGTTTCTGCCATTACAAATGAGCCAATAGTGTCTGCAACAGTAATGGTTTTAATAATATCTTGATCACTACCTAGGTCAGTATTTTCAATAGTTCTTGCTGCATCACCACTCCACGTAGTAACGCCTGATCCTAAACTAATACCTGTACCTGCGGTTAGTGCATAGTCTGTTTGTGCTGTAATAGTAATGTTAGCAGTACCATTAAAGCTAACATTGTTGATGCTACGAGCGTTTGCTAGTTGAGTTGCAGTATCTGCATTACCAACTAATGCACCATTAAAGTTAGTAGCATATACGTTGCTTGCACCAAGATCTCTATCAAACTGCCAACGGTCAGTTGCACTAGCATAAGTTAGTGTTGCAGCACCATCAGTACCTAGATCAACTGTTAAACCACCACCGTTTGCTGCGGTAGCATTTGCTGCATCTTTTGCAACAGTAATGTTTAGGTCTGTAACTTCTAGTGTTGTTGAGTTAACTGTAGTGGTTGTTCCACTAATTGTTAAGTCACCTGTAACTGTTAGGTTACCTGCAATAGAACTTGTACCAGTTCCGTTAACTGTTAAATCACCACCTGCGGTAAAGTTACCATGTACACTTGTATTTTCTGTACTGTAATCTACCCATAGTAACTTGTTAGGGAAGCCGTTAACATCTACTGAACCACCCAGTACAATAAAGTCATCTTGTGCATTATAAAAGTTTACAATAGTTGCTTTGTATGCATCGCCACTAGCACCTGATGGTTCACTGTTATAACCTATAACAAATGGAATACTTGTGTAGTTACCTGTTTGTACAGGAGTATGTGTGTTATCAAATACTTCAAATTTATAAAAGAATGAACTTTGGTTAGCACTTAGTACGCTTTCGTCATCTTCTGTACCAACTCTAATTTTTGCAACAGTTCTATAACTTGCCCAACTATCTTGTGCAGAAAGACCAATAAATTCAATTTCACCCATATCGCTGTTGATAGCAGGGTTCTTTCTGTCACTTTGTATTTTAAATGTTGCTGTTGAACCATTGTTGTTAAATGCATCTGTTGAACGCAACAACATATTTGGATCAGTGCCAGTTACATTTAAGCCGCCTGTAAATGTTGCTGAAAGTGGAAATGCTTGTGCTTTTAATTCACCATCAACTTCTAGTACATTATTGATGTTTACTTTTGCAGTTTCAATATCAATGCCAGTGTTACCACTGCCACCAATAGTAATGTTAGTATTGTTAGAACCAATATTAAGTCTTGTAGTTCCTGATTGTATTGATGTTTGACTTGCGTCAATAACAATATCACCTATTGTAAATGTGTTTGCTACTGCTAGTGACTGCGACGAAATAGCATTAAATGTACTTGAAGAATTACTGTCAATATCACCAGTTATTCTTCCGTTTACAGTAACACCATTTTTGTCAACTCTAAATGTGTTTAGTAGTGAACCGTTTGAACCTGTGCCACCACGTACATAAAATTCGTATCTGGAATCTAATCCTGTTTGTGTGTTGTTAGATACAGACATTTCTAAATGTCCAAAATCAACACTATTACCTGCGTTGTCAACACCGTCAAAAGTTATGTCTGCTAGTTTACCTAGTGCTTGATCTGAATGTCTTAGTTTTATTTGTGCAGGTGTATCTGTTAAATCGTTAACATTGTTAAATGTAAAGTTAGCAACATTACTGTTTTGGGTACCAACGCTAAGTCCTACGTCCAGTGTAGCTGTAGCAATAATAATACCATCTAGTGAAGTTTGTCCTCTGCCAACAACATCTGCTAGTGTATCTGTAAATGGCGGAATGTCTGCTGCTGTAATAAAGACTAGTCCTGGGTTTCCGTCACCATCGTTTACAAGGTCACTTGTAGTAATAGGAATATTTGGAAGACCTTGTAGATCAGCATAAACACCAGTAAAAGTACTAACAGGTAAACCGCCCTGTCTGATAACACCAGTTGAAGTAATGTTACCAACTTGCGAAATATCACTTCCGCTTAGGTCTAAATTATCGCCTACCGGAAGTTCTTTTATTTTATTATTGTCGTTTATATCAACAATTAACGGTACTCTGTTTGCCATTCTTTTATATTCCTATAATATACTAGTGTATTTATCGTTATGCTCCCGTACCACCATTTAAACTTTTAACCACTGTAGCAAGACGATCAAGTGCTTCACCTACTGTAGTAGGCGGAGTTCCGTTCCAATCAGTTGAAGTTGAAGGTGTATATGGTGTTGAGTATAGCTCAGAGAAGTTTTGATTTGTTTTATCAAATGCATCACGTAGTGTGTCTGCATTTAAATCAAATTCATAAGCACCTATGTTTATTGTCTGTTTCGCCATTACTCATCTCTTAGTGATTCAACAATATACTGTTTACTGTTCCTGCTGTCCAAACGTCAACAACCACTCTAATCCAGGTAA